GCTGGGCTCACCCCAGCACGATTATGCAACCGTTGCGGCAGCGCCTAACTGGCTGTAGTCTCCATCTATTCATCGTTTTTTACCTCTAGTCTAAATCCAAAGTCTGCTACAACTTGACTCAACAAATAAGATGTTCCAGATGACAACCAAGCCAAAACAAAAAAATTGATCAAGTTATAATCAAAGCTAAATAGTTCTGTTCCACCATTAATTAAAAACAAAAACCACCCAACATGAAATCCAACGCACTGTGGGCAGTGAAAAAATCCGTTGAAGTATTGTTTTGGTGGTCTGATCGAGTTAAAAATCTTTCCGTAAACAAGAATGCTGGTTAATCCATATGCCGTTAAAACAAAATAAATTAAATCCAATTTGTCCTCCGCTATTCGTATCTGTAAATTGAAGAGATGCCGTATGGGCTATAGATATATCCTGGCCTGATTGAGCCTTTTTGATCTGCGTGGGGTATTTCGCCTAGCTCTGTTGACTCGTCTGCGTCTGGGTCTGTTAGGGAATCTTCAAATTCTTCTTCGAATTTTTCATCGATGTCAAAGTATTCTGATTCCTCTTCGATAAACTTTGAAATATTCAACAAGATCGCCTGCAAAAAGCTAAACGTGTCTTTTTCTTTCTGAGGCGGATACAGAGCCTGCATCGAGCCAAATGCACTGCCGCTCTGGATCTCGGATCTCCTTACAATACCCTTGTTGGCTAGGTAAGAAAAAAATCTATCTTGCACATCATAAACCTTATCTGTTTTCTTTTCCCTTGGGAACACAATAATTCTACTTGCTCTTGGCTCAATAACAATATCAACGTCTGGGTGTGACGAGATAATCAATCTACCGTCCAGAGCCTTGCGAACATTAAGTTTGATTTTGACTGGTGGTGGTTCTGGCTTTTCTTTTCCTACTTTAACATCAATAACACCATCAGCAGCACGAGCAGCATCACCAACCAAAACATTGATCTTGCCGTCATTATTGACATCAAGATCTTCTGGCTCTGCTTCCACAACTTCTTCTGGTTCGTTACCTACTCTAATATTGATAGCCATTTTTAGAATTCCTTAACGAGCTTTTGAATTTTCAAAATTTGCTCAATCATGTTCGTATCGACCTCTCTATCGTTAAAGCCGGTCATGACCTCCAAAAGCCTTTCAATTTTATTTTTTGCAAGTTCATCGTCAGCAATCTGCTTGCTTTCCAACATTGTTGAAACAAGCCCCTTCAGCCTGCTAACCTCTTCATTTAAATAAAGCTTGAACTCAATACCGCCATCGGAAAAAGAAGTAATATACTTGTTGAGCAAGTATGTTTGTTCTTGCAATAGGGCACCTGAATACTGATTGTTAAACTTTTTAACGAACGTCTTATAGACGATGTTTGAAATCGGAACAATTTCTTCTTGCTGTTTTGGCTTGTTCGTTGCGATCTTTCTCACAAACCCCTCCTCCAAAATCATCTTTGATTTAAGGGGAAGTTGATCCTGAAGAATCTGGTAGATCGAAGCAAGGCTCTTGTAGTTTGGGACGAAGACTTGATAAAAATCTTTTGAAAGATTCTTGTTGATGCTCTTGATGAGGCTGGACTGTTGCCTAAAGATCTCGTTTCTGTCTAGGTTAGAGTATGTTCTCTTGGCTTCGAAAATAAGCTTCTCTGCCAAGTGATAATCTAAACTTTTTTGATCTGTGATGGCACGATAAATCTCAAGCTCTTTATAGAGGATGGTATTCTTGTTGAAATGCTCTTTGATGATCCTTTTGATTGTGGACCTTTTTTTGGCATCGTTCTCGATCACACTCTTTGCCAAAACTCTTATAAGTGCTTCGTATAAAAATGCAGTGTTTCTTTTTTTGTTGTGCTTAAGTTTCATCGCGCTTCTCCATTTGTGAGATCAAATCTTTGATTTCACTAGTCGCCTCAAATAGCAGTTCTTCCTCCCTATAATTAGTATCTTGTTCTTGTATGATACCCGCCGATAGTGTCCTCAAATCTTTCATGCCTGGGACTCTTGTTCTTGCCGATCTTCCAAATTCACCAGAGTACTTGGATCTCATGTTTTGCTTGCGAGCACCTGATGTTCTTTTATCATAATCAACTGGTGTATACCAGCCTTTTGATTTTGCTGTTTTTGTTCTTTTAACCTTGCCGTAAACATCGGTTTCGACTTCATCGTCTCTCTTTGAGGGAGTGGCAACAAGAAGGTCATCGGCACCTCCCGCCTCTTCGCCGCCGCCTGCTGGCTCTTCGGCTGCTGGTTCTTCGCCCCCAAGGTCTCCGAGATCGCCAAGATCGCCGCCTTCTTCTGGTGGCCCTCCGCCTTCTCCAGCGTCAAATACGGCTTGATCACCTTGACCGCCAAAATTAGTTTCTTCGTATTTTGTGGCAGAAGACCTATCAGCAGCAGCAGTTGCCGCCTCTAGGTCGGCATCAAACTTGCGATCATAGTACATCTCACGCTGGTTGCGGATAAGCTCTTCATCGCTGAGATTGAAAATATTTTTTGCAACCCATTGACGACTAAAGTAGCCTTCCGTTGCCTGTGAGGCAATATCAAATTTTAATTTCCAGTGCTCCAACTCTTGCATCTCAGCCAACTGCGATGGGTTGTTCAACTTAAGCTTGAACGAGATCAAGTCTTTGGTCCTGTAGCCCAAGATGTAAAGGTGAATGATTCCGATTTTTTCTAGCTCAGACACAACAGACCTTTGCAGCCTCTGGATGGTTCTTGCGAACCTGATATCTTTTTGAGCTAGGGTGGTCTTGTCATCTGCTGCGTCGGATGAGTTTGTAACGTAGGGGCCTGGAACCTTTAGGGCTGAGAGTAATTTGTCTCTCAAGTACTTGATGTCGTCAATGTCGCCAGTATAGGAGCCACCGGCAAGTGTTTCAATCTTTGAAGAGTTGCCGCCTCTGACTGGGATATAATAGTCTTCCTCGATTGAGAGAGGGTTATATCTCAAATCAACCCTGCCTGTATCTGAATCGACAATCTGATTGCGTTTCATCTGTGTCACAATCTTCTGCATGTATTGCTCAATCTCATTGGGTGGGATTGCGCCGACATCAATATAAAAAACTCTTCTCTCAGGCGAACGAACAATACGATAAGCCATTACCGCATCTTCAAGAAGTGTCAACTGTCGCCAAATGCGACGAGCAGGATCAAGGACAGAAGTTCCATAGGGAGCGAACTTGTCATTTCCAAGAATACGAAAGTGGGCAACCTGCCAGTTTTCAAAGGTCATGCCTCCAGAGTTCCATTGGAACTGAATATAATTGGGGTTTGTGGGGTCTTCGCCTTCGATTCTTTCGACTTCGTGAGATGGAAGGCCAATAACATTCTTGACACCATGCTGTTCATCGATATCGAGATAAAGAATAAAATCTCCGAATTTGCACATGGTCCTGCACCAGCCAAACATATTGTGCTCGATGTTTAAGACGTTGTAATAGAGGCTGTGCAGGATTGATTTTATTTCTTCATTCGGGCATTCAATCTTTAAGAGTTGTCTGAGATCTGAAGAGGTTGACATCTCATCTGCATAGATATCAAGAGCCGAGGCTATCTCAGGTGTGTACTCCATCTGGTTAAAGTCTGCGTACCGCTCACTTCTGCCTTGGTTTGCAAGGATGTGAGAGTGCAAATAGTCCAGTGGATTGTGTGTTGTTTTTTTAAATTGTTGCCCACTCGCAGATCTAAACTTAAACTTGTCCATCTTGCGACGGGACAGTTGGCGCTCTGCTTGATTGCGGTAACTAACAATAGGACCAGACAAGAGCCTAGTCAGCCTTTTAAATAATTCAGAGGCTGGGTTTCTTGGGTTGTGCTGGTTTCTTCTCGCTCTTATGTGTCGTCTTGCCATGTCTATCCTTTATAAAGCCAAAGAAATTGTTTCTGTTGAGAAATACTATCAGATTTTTCGACTGCTTTATAACCTTTTTGACCAGGAATACTGGAGTTTAGTGTTGTCGATCTTTTGAAAACAGAAGCAAGAGCAGCCTTTGAATGCTCAATCTCTTGTTTGTTTACCACTAGAGCAGTATCTCTAACCCAACAGCCAATTGCCAGAGACATAATTAAGTCGTCGTGATAGCTTCGCTGGGCTTGTGGCTTTCCGTTCTTCCAAATAAAAGTTGTCATCTCGGAAAGCATGCGCCTAGAGTATGTGGTAATTAGTTTATTTCGCACAAACTCTTCTAGTTTTGCAATTATCAGCGGCCTCGTCTTATTAGTTGTTGAGAATCCAGCTACAGCATTGCCGTTGTACTGAGCTTGAGTTGAATCGATAAACTCGTGTGTTGACTTTATGGAGTAGTAGATGTTCGGGTAGCCTTTTTCTTTTAGTTTCTCTAGTGCTGAAAAACCAACGGAGTTGTTCTCGACCACCATTAAGCAGTTGCCGTATTCTCTGCCTGTATTGTTGAGTAGATCGCTAAAAAAGTCGAGTGTTACCTTGCCGTGGTATTCTGCCACAATCTCCATCGTTTCCAACTTGAAGACAAGAAAAGCCGAATAATCTGCACCGTCACCCCTTGCGACATCTGCTGAAATCATGTAGGTGTTGGTGGGCTTATATTCTTCCCAAATCCAAAAGTTTCTATCGACGCCTGTTCTATATTTTGGATCGCAGACTGTTTGCCTTACCCTGTCGATATCTTCTGAGTGGAATACTGTCTCGCCACTTGTGTTAAAGTTACACTCAAGCTCTTGAGCGATCTGCCTGCGAGACATGTTTCTTGTTTCTTTATCGAACCAGTCTTTATCTCTATCAGGGTGAACATCCCAAGGCAGGTTGGTTGGAAAAAAATCATTTACTCCTGCCTCTGCATCAGAATAAGTCTTGTGGAACCAGTTGCCGACACCGTTTGGTGTTGAAAGAGCAATGCAGCGACCACCAGTTGACAGGGTTGGGTAAAGACCAGTCCAAAGCTCTTGCATGCCTTCAACGTGAGCAGCCTCATCAATGATAAGCAGTGAAAGGGCTTCAGAACGACCAGCATCGCCAGAGGTCGAAATAGCTTTGATCTCTGAGGAGTTTGAAAGCTTGAAGCTTGATCTGTTGTCGATTGTAATGTTGGCCACCCTTATCCAAGGTGGCAAATTTTTTATTATTGCCTTGACCTTCTTGACCAAGTTGCCTGCTGTTGCAAACTTGGTCGCCATGACAACAATATTTTTTTCTCGATAAAAAAGAAGCAACCAAGCAGCATAGGCTGCTGTGATTGTCGAGATACCCAACTGCCTTGCTTTCAAGATAATATTAAAGCGGTGATCTTTGAAATCGTAAAGTAGTTGTTTCTGAAAATCGTAGGTCTTGAAGGGGATTAGACCTTCCATTGGGTGGGAGATCTTAACGTAGTTGTTGATAAAATAAGCAGGGTCTCTGCCTGCCTTTACGCATTCTGTGAGTATTTCTTTTTTTGTGAGCATAGCATTATTCCGTATCCGTAAATAGTGCGTGCTCCCTATCTTCTGGCATATAAGAGCGCAGATTTATGTCTAGCTTTTGATCTACCTTGTCGTATATAAGCTCTAGGATCTCTTGTATTTGCTCATCAGTAAAGTCTTGGCCGATACCAATTGCTGCTTTCTGAGTTAGGCTCCTAATCATGTCTTTGATGTCGTCTTCTCCGTAAACTGTGACCATTTGCATTATGGTTGCGTTGACGATATCATCGTAGAGGTTTTCTTGAGGCGTGGTGTCTCGCTGGTTGGCTAGGTGGTTTGCGAACGGGTGAACGCTTAGTCTTGCTTCACCTGCCTCATTGAGCATCTGCCTTACTTGCTCTCTAATCATTTGCTCTAACAAACTCATTTCTTTAGCATATTCCAAGGGGTGAATGTGGGGTCGCTATCTTTTTTTCTTTTATCGTTCTTCGGCCTTTTGTCGTCGCTCAAGGCCAAGAAGTCTTTGAAGTTTTTTTCTAGCCTGTCTTCGGAGGGCTGCTTTCTAGCTTCGGAATCTACGCCACCGATCTTGTAGTCACACTGTGCAGTGACCCAACAGCGAATACGGTTCATGTATTCCATTCTTGCTTGGACATCTCCGTCCTTTGTTAGCGTCAAAGTGTTGCCGGTGATTCGCTTGTATTCTTTTTTTAGAAAGGTTGCGACCTTGGCAATCATCTGCTCGATTTCTTTTTCTAATTTATCGCCCTGAACATCTTTGAGATTGATCTCTGAGTGGTAGCAGATGCAAAGAATCGGCCCTTGAAACTTAACAGAGAAGCCGTCCATTACGCGCTTATCGTGAATTGGATGGCCTTCTTCACGCTTAAGGCCGACTTTGATTGGTTCGCCGTTTTCATCGTGAGCACCATCATATGCGTTTGCTGCTGCTTGTGCAATACCATTTATAATTTCTAATACTGTGGACATTATTTTTTCTCCTCTGGTCTCCAACCTGAGAGCCATCTTTCTTCTCTGCCTTCGACCCATTGGATATAGCAATCAAAACAGCATTCAAACTTACTCATATAAACATCGTCTTTTATGCTAAATGAGTAAGTATTGCACGTTGGGCAAAGACGCTCAGAGTCTTTATTAAGTAGTTTTTTTGATATTAAAAAGCCATTGTGCTCTACTTTGTCTTTGTCCTCTTTGTTTTTGCTTTGTTTACTGTGAAGCTTTTTGATTTGGTTTAAGTATTCTTCTTCTTTGTCCTCGGACCAATTGGCCTTTGGGTTTTGGACTGCTTCTTCGCCATACTTTTGTTGGATGGCTTGTTCAAATTTTGCTATTTGATTATAGTCTTTCATCATGCCCTCGTGGAAATATAACAGAAATCCTCGCGCAGGTGTCAAGTCTCAAGTACTTAACCAATGCCCGCAGCGTTGAGTAAAGACTGGAAATTTGCTTGTGTGATCGTTTGATCTAATACGCCGTAGTAAAACGTTTTGATAGGGCGACCATCAGAACTGCTGTTGCCCTTGCCGACAATGTCGATGTCGTAAGTAGAGACCGCGTTCTGTAACCCGAATGAAGGCACAGCTTCAGTAAAATAACTGAATCCTGAGCGTGTATGATTTTCCTGCTTCCAATACACGCTAATATTTTGCGCTACGCTATCCCAAACAATCGCCACAACACACAGACTTTGATAGGTGCCATAGACCTTTAACAACTCACTTGACCCTCCGTCAGTGTGCGAGTTGTTTGTATCCAGCAATCTACTAGCACCAGTGTCCTTATAGTAATAAGCCCTAGTCCCTGCCGTCGTGGCATATAGCAAGGCACCCGGTGTCGTTGATGTGCCGGTGCCGTATGGTGAGATGTACGAGTTGCTCTGAGAATACCCAGAAGCATTGTCAGACTCGTAAGCTATCAACCATGTGCGAGACTGGCCTGCTGCTCGCTTAAACGGCGCGTTTGTGTTTGTCGTTGTCAAAGACAAGCTGCGCCCTGTTGCGTCGTACAAATGCCAGCCTCCAAACTTAGACCGCGCCGCCCTTGGAGACGTGGACAAGTTGCCAGCGAGGCCGTTGTTTATCCAATCATAAGTGCTTCCAAGACTACCCGCGTTCGTTAATACGCCCTTGGAAAACTCGACGGTTGGTGTGGCGAACGAACGAACAGCGCCGTAAAAACTCACAGGGTCTAAAGTGATGTTAAAACTGCCAATTGGCCCACCTGTGGACGAGTAAGTAGCTGTGACGACTGTGTTTTCTGCTGGAACGTCAACAGAGCCGCGCTTGAATTGAATCTCGCGGGGCGTGTCGTCGGGGTCCACAACAAAACTGGGGCTTGTTGGGGTGCCGTGGTCGGGGTCAGCGGCTTCAAGATAATTTGTGCCGCTAAAAGAAAACTCGACCGCCGCAGGAGTATCCCCGTTGTTAACCATGTTAAAACTAACGGTGCCGCTATCTTCGTCGATTGATAAATCACCCGTTGGAAAAGCGGGGTCATTGCCGCCTCCGCCGCCTCCGCCGCTAAAGCGCGTGCTCGCCGTAAAATTTACTCCAAAACCGCTTCCAAATCCCATATCTATATCCTCTAATTACCAAACGCACCCGATGCCAAATAAACCACCCCAACGGATAGTGCGACACCAGATAAGAAGCCTCCCACATACCATAATGTGGAATAATCTTTTTTTTGAGTTGTTATCTCTCTTAAATTTTCTATTTCAGTATCTTTGATTTCGAGCACTTCCCTGTGCTTAAATTTCAAACTATCAAAGCTTGCCTTAAGTGTTTCATATTCTAGGGAGCACTCTGCGTCTTTTTTCTTTTTAATAAAGTCTAGTTCTAATTCAAATCTTTTTTGATCGTATTCCATTTCTGCCATGATTTCTGACATGGCCCAAGAGTCAAGTAGAACACCATCAAAAGGGGCGGGCTCATCTTTTTTTAAATTTGTTATCAATGGTCTCGGCTTTTCCAAGTCTTGAGCCAAAAGCTCCATTGGGAAAGCGATGATCAATAAAACCAAAGACGCACAAATTAAAACTTTAAGGCTATTCCACAAATTCAAATCCAAACTCCTCTGCAATTCGTTTTGTGTATTCATCAGGTTTATTTTTAAATTCTTCTGAGAGTTCTTTGATTCGTTCGCGCTCTGCATCTTTTAAGTGCATTCTGCGCCTTTCTAGTTCTTTTTCTAGTTGTTCGATTGTTCTCTGATACTTGGAAAGGGCTTTGTCTCTTTTTTTTATTTCTTCTGCGTGGGCCTTTTCAATGGCTTCTAGTTGCTTTTTGTAGCTTTGCTCGGCTTCGTAAAAAACATCTAGAATATCTTCTGCATTATCCTTCCTAAACACAAGCCAAGCGATAATCAACCAAGAAGCCAAGAGTGGAATATACCAGTAGGTCTTTAGCCAAGCCCAGGCTTTCTTGAAAAAAAGTTTTGTGCCCAACCAAGTAATCACTTTCCTGCCTTCCACCTTACCGCAATATCTGCGAAGCCTTGGACCCCGACATAGGCTAGGGCAATTGCGACCCACTGATCGCTTGTAACATATCCGCCTACTAGGAACCCTGTTGTTGTAAGCCAAACAAGCAGCTTGCGGCTCATAAACTTATCTAAATATCTGTCTGCGATTTGTTTCATCATTTTGTCACCTTTTATTCTATTCCTAAATGTTGTTTTATTCTGTCTATGATCTCTGCTTTTGTTCCAGAGGTTGACAAACCCAAATGCTGTGCCACTTCTTCAAGTTCAACTTTTAATAAATTATCATCGACTGGTAGTCCAGTCTCTATTGTAACTTCGGCTAGGACTTGCTCTGGTAGAGTTTTAGCTATCCTTAGAGTTATTGTTTGTCTATCGTGAAACCATTTTGCATTAATTTCTTGCCCAGAGATAGAAGATATCCCATCTGTCTTAACGAGCAACACTCTTTGTTCAACAATAAAAGTCCAATACCCTTCGGTAGGTGGACCAACATCACTATTGTAAATCAATCCCATTTGTTTTTCCTAATTATAATTCTAAAATTGAGCAATAATTTTCAAACTCTTGTTCTGTTGTTTGAGAGTTGTAAAGAGTCCCCATGTAATGCCTGACTGTTTTGAGAACATTGAAGGTACTAGAATAGCCTATAAACCTAAGAGTGACGGCGCCTGTTGTTGTAGAGTTTGATGCTGCATAAGTTTTAAAAGAGTGCCCTGCTCTATCTCCTGTTTTTTTCCATCTACATGTCATTGTGGCTGCTGAATAGTCATAAGACAAGCACACAATATATAAAGTGTCGTTATTTACTTGGGCGCCCTCTGCGGTTCCGCCGTCAGTATGGTTCCCTGTACTTAAAGAACCTCCGCCATAGTACCTTAAATTTAGATAATCTGATATTGACCAAATTTGATGTGCCACAGAGTTTGTATTTTCAGCGCCAGACATAATTACTTTGCTGCTTGTTGTAGCTTGCGTGACTACCTTAAAGACAACAAGAAAGCTTCTATCTTGACTTTTATTTATTTTAGAATAATTTGAAGTAACATAGGCGGCATCTGTGTCATCATTCACTTCCATATAGCCCGATAATCCAGGTAGGGATGTGTCTGGTGTTGGAACTGGTGTATCATACAGGGAACTAGCTACTAGCGTTGCTGAATCTGAGCCTAGATTATCTAGAGATGTATAATCAAATAAATATGTCGGACTCTTATCCGCTAGTATGGTTTCCGAGAGCAAAAGAACATCCGGCGCACCACCACCCAACACAACAGGGCTAGCTCTCATCCCAACAGGTTGACCAGCCAAAGCGGCTATACCAAAAGATCTACCACGCTCACTAAACACTTCCGAATTATGTGTGATTATGCCTGCGCTGTTAGTTTTTATCGCCATTTTTGCTTAATTCTTCTAGAAGAGTTATAGCTCTATCGTTTACTTCTTTGCCTTCATTTATCTTTTTTGTGTTAAGCTTTGAGGTAAAATTCTGCAACTCTTCTTCGATAATTTGTCTCAATCTACCTTTTTTAATTTCCACAATACGCTCCTCCAGTTTCTATCTAAATAGTTTAGGTTTGATCATTTCAAATAAATCATCAAACTTTTCATAAGCGTATTCTATCTCATTTTGTATCTTTTTTAAAGTTCTATCGGTTATTGTGTCGGTTCTCATTTTGTGCTCAATTAGAGTCAAGAACCTGTGCCTCTCCCAAAGGTTGGAGATTTGGGGAGGGCTTAGCTTTTTGTGAATGGTGATAAGATAGATGATAACTTCTCTGCGACCTTCAGAGAAGTAGATGAGATTGTCAGGCTGTGTGGTTGACGTATGCGTACCCATCTTTTCTCTCGATGGTGATCTGCTTGTCAACACAATCCTTTAGGGATTCCAAGTGAGATATAAGAAGAACTGTCTTGAAGTAACTCTTCACCATGTCTAAAATCCTAATGAACCCTTCCATGTTGGTCTCATCGAGAGCCGTTCCAGGTTCGTCCAAGATAAATAGATCTGGTTTTGGCAAAGTCGACACAGAAAGTAAGGCCAATCTGATTGCCATCGCGGCAATTGTTTTTTCTGCGCCTGAGCCCATCTCAAGTGGTCTTGCATCATACTTTGGGTGCTTGATCAAGATGTTTAATTTTTTTCCGTCTTCCTCAAAGAAAACTTCAAAATTAACAACATTGGCCAAGACTTTTGCAATCTCTTCGTTGATAACAGGGAGTTTGCGCTTGATGACATCATAAGAGATGCCGTTTGGGTGCATGCATCTCATAAACAGGTCATAGCTTGAGAACTCATCACGCAACGACTCCAACTCTGCTTTGTCTGCTTGTAGACTCTCGATCCTTTGCTCAAGTGAGCCGTTCTCTTTATAGAGATCAAGGATGCTGGATTTGCAGTGCTCAAGATTGACCTCTTGAAGTTTGATGTTTGAGATAATCCCCTTCTTTTGCTCGATAAGGCTTTGCATGTTCTCGATGGCTTCTTTATTTTTTTCGTACTCGGCAATCTCTTTCTTGAGGGAGTCGATCTCCCCTGCTAGTGTTTTGGAAACCGCTGTGTTTTTCTCAATCTGAAGATTGAGCTTTTCAATACTGCTTTCCCAGCCGTCACACTTGCTCAAGAGCATGTTGTGCTTTTGAAGATAGTCTGCAACCTGCGTTGGGTTTAAACTTTTAATTTCAGTCAAGAACGATCCCTTGTCAACATTAAGCTTGGCAAGAGAGTTATTGTCCTCGACAATGGCGTCCTTTGCTCGGTAGGCATCCTTGATAAACTTGCAGGTCTTAAATTGATCACCACAAGGCACTTCGCCTAGAAGTTGGATCTTTCTTTGTTTTGTCTTGATCTCGTTTGTGAGAAGCTTTTCATCACCAGCCAGTTTTTTTAGCTTTGAGCTGATCTCATCAATCTGCTCTTGCTTTTCCTTGTACGAGTCAATATCAAACTCTTTTAGGAAATCACGAGCCTTTTGAAGCTTGGTGGTGTACTCTTGGATCTGAAGTTTGTTTGCTCCTATTTCTCCTTCGGCTTTTTCAAGCCTTTGCTGCTTGTTTAACAATTTATTTTTTAAGTCTCGGACATTAATGATCTCTGCTGGGATTGTGCCGATTGCAGACTCAACTTCTTTTAATTCCTCTTGCAGAGCAGTCAAGTTGTCTTCAAGGCTCTTGCACTTGTTCTTTTGAGCAAAGATCTTGTTTTCGTTTACTAAAAGGCTGTCTTGTGCCTCTTTGATATCATTGTCGAACTCTCTGCCCTCTGCTCGCTTTAGGGCACCACGCAGGTCAGAAACCTCCTCCTTTGCCATCTTGAACTTTTTATCGAAGATCTCCAAGTCCAAAAACTTGGCAAGCAACTCTTTTCTTTTTGTTGAGCCCTCGTTGATAAATGCTAGAGCACCACCTTGAGAACTCATGGAGGTGATCAAGAAGTCCTCAAGAGTGCCAAAGACCCTCCTAACGTTCTTGTCAGAATCGGTGCGAGATGTTCCGTTTAGTTCCTCAACCTCTCCAGTGGAGTTGTCTGTTACGGTAAACTCGACATCTGTCTTTGCTTCTTTTGTTAGCTTGCCCTTGAGCTTCTTTGTGTATTTCTCGCACTGCCTAAAAATGGTATACGTCTTGTTTCCCACTTCGATGTTGATCTTGCCTTGTGCCCAATCCCTGTTCTGGTTGATGATGTTGAGGTTCTTTCTTTCATTCTTTGATGTTGAGTTGAAAAGAGAAAAAAGAATTGAATCGATGATGCTGGACTTGCCCGAATAGTTCTTGCCAAAGATGCCGACAATTCCATTCAATTTATCAAAATCAATGTGATTATCTTCTCCATAGTTGAACAGGTTGTCCCATGAAACAGACTTAAGCTTCCAGTTGATATTTCTTGAAACGTCTTCTTTTTCTTCAACAGCAGAGTTGTACTTTTTGTTGAGGGCAAAGATTTTATTTAATGTGTCCTCGCCAGCCTTGTAATCCTCCAGAAACTCTTTGATCAACTTTTCTTGGACTGCCAAGTCTCGTGTATCTTCTTGAGAGATCGTCTTTGCTTCTTCAAGCTCTTTTCTTTGTTTTTTGCCACGGTTGTGATAAGACGCAGAAACAGGGCTAAATCTTGCCTTGGCAACATCAAGTGCTCGGTTTCTCGTTACAAGAGGCAGGTTGAAATCTGATACCAGCCGCAGCCTTGCGTTTGTCGGCACTTCTTCATCGTCTGGAATCTTGCCTTCCTCGTCTAGCTCGATTGTGATAAACGGGTTTGGGTTCTCCAGCATGTGATGCTCAACAGAGAATTCATCCTTGCCCTGGATATCCCAAACAAGAAAACCCTTATCGTTGGTTTCCCCGAACGATTGCTGGATAAGGCTACCGCAATATCTATATCGACCTTCTTTATCAAGAGCCTGATTGGACAAGTGGATATCTCCAAGCATTGCCATATCGAACTCTTCAAAAATAGAAATATTATTCTCGCCTTCTTTCATGACCCAACCGCTATCGGTCTTACAGCCGCTGATTGAGCCGTGATAGAGAGCGATGTTTATAGCGTCTGGGTTTGATGGCTCGCACCAGTTATCTTCATCAAACACAGAGAGATGGTTGAGAACAACACCATTTTTTAACTTCAACTCTTGTGAATTCTTTAAGAGAACAAGATTTGGGTGATCAAGCGCATCAACAATTGGCGTAATGGCATCTTGACGCTTTGTTGACCGCAGGTTTCCATCGTGGTTGCCTGGGATAACAATCGTTGGCGCGATGTCTGCGAGAAAGCTCAAGAACTCGGAAGCCAACTCAAAGTATTCTGGGCTGAGTTGTGTCTTTGTATGTGCAAGGTCGCCAGCAACATAGATGGCGTCAACGTTTAATTCTTTTACTTTTTCATAGAACTTGCTGAATACTTCTCTGTATTCATCATGTCTTTTAAGATTTCTAATGTGGATATCACCACAGTGTAGGATTCTCATACCGATAGCACCTCATAAAGCAAAGTGTTTTCTTGATCCATAAGCATCGCGTCTTCTTTTCTTTTTTTAAATTGTTCTTTTGTCATCTCGCCAACATCTCTAAAGCCTGAAGTATCAACCTTGTATACTTCGATGCCATAGTTTAAAAGTTTTTTAATAATCTTGATTGATTTTGCCTCCGCGTCTCGATCTAGTGCCAAATAAACAGGTGTATCGTAGAGAACGATTTTTTGGAATAATTTCGATTCCTCAGAGAAAGATGAGCCCAACAGCGGTACGCTATTGTTGCCAGCCTTAATTGCATCAAAAACACCTTCTACAACTGTTATTTCTTGATGAAAATCGATAAACAACTCATTGAAGATGATCTTGTTCTTTGGAACCCTTGGGTTAAGGTAGTTGGGCCAGCCTCCTTTATAGTTTCTGGATACAAAGAAGTTGACATCGCCTTGCATGTTGAATGAAGGAACAACAACATAATCTTCGTACTTGCCCTTGGTGCAGTGTCCGATCATATACTTCTGGATATCCATTTTGGATACTCCACGATCTTTGAGATATTTTCTAGCGTTGAGAGAGCTAAATAAAATTTTATCTCCAACAAGAGAAGTAAATTCTTCTGGCAGGTTTAGTGTTGGCTCGCCCTCTTCTTGAAAGACTTCAAGAAGTTTATCGAACTCTGATAGCTCGATTTCATTGTCAAACTTTCTCCACTCCTTATAGTCAAAGAAAGTTCCAAAGCTACGGATCAACCTGCTAATCTTACGTCCTGAGTAATCGCATACCCAACACTTAAAACAATTTTTGTTAAGATTGACTGATAGCTTTCTTTTGTGGTGATTACACTTTGGACAAGCAAAAAGATATTCTTTTCCTTGCCTTTGATACTGACCTAGAGTTTGTTTTAGGATTTTGATTTTTTCTGTTTGCAAAGTTCCAATCCCGCTCTTGCTATGATTAGTGAATCAGCTCTATCGTAGAAACCCGGTTTCGGATTTCCTTTTTTTGTAGATTGTATCACGAAGGTGGGGTCGCTGTCAAGCAGGAACTGCATAACGAATTCTTTGGCTTTGGTGCCACGGGGAACTTTGATACCGCAGAGCTTTCTGGCAGATGTTGCGCCGATGTGTTCTGGGTGGATTTCGAATATTTCAAGACACAAATAGGAGACAATGCCATTTATTTTAGCCAGGGTTGAAAGTGTCTTTGCTGATGAAAAGCCTGATCTAAACGTTTGCAGGCTCTCCTCGATAAAGATGCTCTCTATATTATACTGTTCCCTGACGGATTGCAAGCCTTGTTTTATGTGCCTTGCCTTGTCGAGCAGAGTAGGAAATTTATTTTTGTTTCTTGTGTCGATGTGTTCGCAATAGATTATTGCACCAGTGTTATCAACAACGGATACACCAGTTATTGACGAGGATACGTCTAGTCCTAAAATCATATGTCAAGCTTTAATTTAAAGGTAAATTCTCTATCTTCAGTTTTTTTCACAGGAGTCGCCAGCTTTGCAATGGCAATTAAATTTTTCTGTTCATCATATATTCCAATTTTGGAAATGTAAACAGTTTTTTCAAAACTTCCTGTTGGGTCTGGATATGGAGATTGAACAACATTTTTAATTGTCAACTCATCAAACTCCTTGAACATAGAAGAACCGCTAGACGGAACATTAAGCCTGACTTGGCCGAACTCTGCATAGGTTGGGTTGTTGGAGTGATTTAGTTCGCCTTTCTTTGCATGGGCCATCATTGTGACAGTTGGGATATAGCTTGTCCCTTCGAAGTCTATTTTAAAACTTGAACTATGAGCGTATGCCAAGGCCGAGCCAGTGGTGGCAAAATCTAGCCAAGTAGGACTAGAGGCTAGCACCTTTGGAGAATAAACTTCACTATGGCTAGAGAGAGCAGTAGAGCCAGTCAAAAGCATGAAGCCTTCGTTGTATAACGCGATACCAACGACACTACCAGACCCTGGGCTTCCATAGGGGCCAGTCTGAATAATTTCTCCGTTCTGCCTCTCATCTTTGGCCTCGCCTATGAGCGTACCAGTAATATAAAACTTTAAATTAATTGTTCCTTTTTTAATAGATGATCCATAGAAGATAGATGGCACGCTAATAAGATTAACTGGGTCGTCGTCAAAGGATCTATCAGAATTGGAATATTCAAAGTGAACACTATTTTTTTTATAAAAATTAATTGTGTTCTTCAAACTGGTTAGGTGTCTGTCGCCTGCACTAAAATAATCTCTTGATATTGACGCAGACATTGGATAACTACCAGTTATCGTGTCTCCATATTTAAACTGATTAAAATTATTTAAAGATACCGTCTTAAACGCTGTACGAGATCCTTGTTTTGTGATGAACGGATAGATGCCAGTGTTGTTGTGGTTCAACTCATAGAGGCTGATGTGTCCACTTGGAACGCCCAAATCATCTTCTTCTGTTCTATTGTTGTAGAAAACACTACCAGAATAAATAAAAAAGTTTATTTTTGGGTAGGCTTTGATCTGGTTATAGAAGATATCATTTTTGCCAAATTTATAGTAAGGCACTTGTCTACCTCATTATTGAAAGCAAAAATCAGTAATCTAGTCGAACTCTAAATGTTACTTCTGTGTCTGGGGTCTTCTTGATCGGCTCACTCAACTTTGCAACTGCTAGTAGCTCGTTGTCTGCTGAGTATAGGCCGATTGTAGTGACATAAGATACAGGCGAATCTGTCGAAGTTTCTTTAACGACAAGCTTACTACTACTCAAGTAAGTTGGGTTGGAACTATAATTAAAATCGCTGTGGTTTGCTCGGCAGAAATAAATTTTACTGTTTAGTTCTGTTGTATTGTTGAATTGGGTATTGAAAAGTGTATTTCTAAATCCATCGGCGCTGGCGCTGATCTCCGACCCAGTCAGAACAGCGTCAAATGAGCCAGTATCATATGCTGCCCCATTGGCTCCAAATTCACCGTCGTAAATACTACCAGTCAAGACAACAATACCGGCTTGGTAATAGATAAGCCCAACACCAGTACCCTCAACCGCTGCCGAAGCGGTGTATAGGACTCCATACTCGCCTGCGGGTGAATTTACTCTATAGTTGTTTGTAGCGCCATAATCAGAAATTGTCAACACCTCTGCACTAGTTCTAGTAGCAGGAGTGCTGCCTGTCATAACCTTTAGTTCAAAAGATTCTTTTTTTATTTCATCTTTTGTCAACAGCCTTGCAAAGTTTATAAAAACACATTCTCGCAACTTTGTGCCACCAGCAGCAAAATTACCATCTTGATCAAACTCTCTTATATTTCCGTCTTGGTCATATCCAGCCAGAACTTGAGCCATCTGGTTGTAGATATTAATTTTTTTTGCATTTTGGCTGTTTGCTGAGTTTGAGTGTGCTGAGTTGTTGGAATATCCAACTGTCAAGTCAAAAATCTGGTTTGCACTAGAGCTTAGGTATGGATAATCATAGACGCTCTGAAACATACCGTGTGAATAGTTTTTAATATTTGAACTCGCTGCCGCAGACTCATCATATGTGCCAGAAACAATCGTTCCAGTGATTGGAATAGCTTCATGCAAAAGCGTCCTTGTTGTCGTTGAGTCACTGTTTAGTAGAGTTTTAAAAGTTGTAGCCATTATTTTTTTACCTAGTTATCAGTTATTCTTTATAAACCTAACAGGAACATCTATTCTGTATCCTGTTGTTGCACCAGTGATCCTAATTGTGGAATCAATAAACTTGACAGTGCTCATAGGGTTTGTTGGCCCATTTGTCGTACTTCCAAGTTGTGTAAATAAGAACGTGCTGCTGTTCAAATCAATAGAAGCTCTAATTGTGAACTTTAATGTTGTGCCTCTCGGACCACTCACGGCTATCTTGCCGTTATCTTCATCGGCAGTTTCGGTAATCTCAGAGACATATCCTGGATCAGTTCCAAGACTTAAAAAATAACTTGCAATATTGTCATCATCAATAAAAGAAACTCTTGCTTGGCGACCGTTAACTGTATCACAAACATGGCCCAATCTGTTATCCATTTCAATAATATATTGAGTCTCTACCAAATCTGCGTCAAGAGGAAAAGAAGGGGAGATTTCTGTTGTGTCTAGACCTTGGTCAATTCTAATCTTAGCTCCCTGTGGAACGTTTTCTCCGTTGATGACACCAGTGCCACCTTGGGAGGTTTCTGTAGCTACGTCTACAGCAACATAAAACAAATCATCTGTTCCCTGCTGGTAACTATCGTCATATACCGTGTTGAGCTTTAGAACTGGCATGTATAGAAGATTTGTTCTTGGAATAGAGACCAATTTGGATTTCATTAAGGAAGTATTGTTTGTAAAAGCCTCAAGGATTGGCGTCTGCAATACTTCTAGGTCATAATAGGCTGAGCCGCTAGAATGTGCCTTATTGTAATTGGCGTAATCTATTTCATCATCACCAAGAGCAAATTTAACAATTTTAAAAGAGCCGTCGCCCCTTGCAAGTCTCTGCCTGCCTGTATCAGTAAGAACTGCGTCAAGGATTATATCCCCTGAGTTGTCTAAGAATGCCATACTGTTCTCCTCTTTTCTGTTTACTAATTAGAAAATTATATCAAAAGTTTCCTTTTTTAATTGTTGTCGTCTTGAAAGTTACGTTCAGATCAACCTTTTTGCCCGTAGATTTTGAAGTAACTCTAATTTTAAAAGTTTTACCCCAGATGGATTCTTCTGATGCCCCCAGCACGATATTATCCAAATTGAAAAATTCTAATGGCCCATCCGTACTAGGCAAATTTGACTTACTTTCATTGATTATGGTGTTCGCAAACGAAGGTTCTATTTTTATAAGCCTTTTCATAGTTCTCTCTGGAACCCTTTCGATAGACGGCTTAAATTTAAAAATTTCTATTTTTGGAATTACAGATCCATTATCATCAACCATCTCTAACATATAAACTGGCGATGGATTGGATATGTTTCCATGTATATCTATCGTCCTGAACGTGTAATAATACTTTTTATTTGGCATAATTTTATCTTCATAAGACACTGAAGATGCTGTTCTGCCGCCATTTGTGAAAAATTCACCACTGTATATCTCTTGTATCTTTTTGTTGTTGAAGCTTAGATACCCTGTAGGTGGTTCTTCTGTTCTAAAAATCTGAAAAAGGGAAGCGTTATCATCGGTGCTATATGTTAATGGCTCGTCTTGAGATAGTTTTCTTTTTCTTCTAAAATCAAAAGACCATTGAAAGTCTCTATTCTCAAGCAGTACAGGCATCGATTTGTAGTTGCCAACATCAGAACTCATATTAAATTTTATTGTGTTGCTAATTCCTCTGAATGGGATTACATCTATGTTTGGAGGTAGTGGCGCATCGTCCAATACAGCAGTTGTTGTTTCATAAAGAGGAAGCTCAACAATTTGAATTGAAGGCCTAGCGTGGACCTTTACATTTGCTTCTGGCTGTGCAATGTTTGGGAACTGTGGTGTTGAGAACCTATATTTTGTGCCGATAACAACGTTGTATGCCTTTACTTCATACTTGTATTCCCTATCGTTTCCATACTTGACTTGAGTGTCTATAAACTCTATAACGTCTAGGTCTTTCGAGTTGGGAATAAAAAAGTTTTGTATTGGCTGCCTAGATGGAATGCCGGACTCCACAGTATATTTTGAAATTTTATAGAAGACCGTCTCTGAGTGGGCCATTTTCCCACCAGATAGCTGCTCGTATGATCTAAACTTGTCTTGTATAAAGGATCTTAACTTTCCAGTGAAGATCAACAAGAGCAGATTGCCCATGAAGTTGTTGCTTGGCTCTTTGCCAATCAGGAGCGGTTGTCTGGAGTTAAGAAAAACATAGTCTCTCAATCCTTGACCAGATTTCAAAACAGGTCTTTTTAAATTTTCTAAATCTAAAATATTATTGACCTTTGTTAAAAATCTGTTATTTCTGTTGACCTCTCTAGCTTGCGAAGTCTGGGGTGTGAATCTATCAAACTGATCTTCATCTAACCTTGATAATAGACCACCGTCCTCTTCTACTGCATTAAAATAATCATAAAGCCCCTCAAGCCAACTCGTCAAATCCATGACTGGCGTATCAACATTTGCTCTTGTGTAATAATATTTTTTATACAAATCTGATACTTGTGTGAGCCTCTTCTCAAACAAGACAAATGCTTTCACCAAGTCTCCTGGCAGGTTTGTTCGATTTCGAGAATTGTTTATTAGTCTATGCAGAGAGTTGAAGTGGTCGACGACATCTCTCATAAACGAATCCAACAGATTTGATTCACTTAGCATCTCGACAAAACCAGAGCTTCTATCCGTTGAGAATTCCAATTTTACGCTCATTGGAAAGTGGATCGCGTCTTTGTTGTGCTCGGCCATAAGCCTTGCTTGATCGGCTGAAAAGAATATGTTTGAAAATTTTCTGTTTAAAGCCCTTACTTTATCTTGATCGGCTGTAAAGTATTTGTTCGACCAAAGGTTAAAGTATTCACCACCAGAATATTTTTTCACTGTTTGTCCGTCTCTGCCTGTTAGCATTTCTGGTCTAACAACATTGCTTGGGAGGGCTTCTCCAAGTGTTATAAAATTAAAATAATCAGAGTTTGTGGGCTCCTCGCCCAATTCAGTATCCAGATCAAAGTTGCTTTTCTCAGAGCTAAACACATACAGGTTTGGTAATACAGCCTCAGATATATCTTCAGAGGCTATCAACTGCTCATAGTTCTGGTTATAAAAATTATAATCCGTCGATGACTTTACGAATGGCGGGTTGAAATTTGAATCAACAGCCTCCTCCAATTCCTTTCCAAATAGCGGCTTATCGAATTCAAAAACGTGGTCCTCATGAGAAAAGTCTGGTGTTGGGTCAAAGAGGCTATTTATTTTGTCTCTCCATCTTCCAAAATCAAAATCAACTAAATTTATGATATGAGAGCCCTTTATATACACCTCTTGGTCCAACTGCAAAAACGTAGCGTAATTATTGAGCATGCTCTTTCCGTAATTAACAACATACGGAATGGCCGAGAAGCTCTCATATAGGGGCTCATAATCTAAAGTAATTTTATCTGAATCGAATTTCCAAAATTGTCCTAGCGATCTCCTTAATCTATCTGGAACATTATCTGCATAAGGATCTTCTGAAACCTCTTGAACAAAATTGCTATCAGCGATTAGTTGTTTGTTTTGTGACATATATCAAGGCACCTCATAACCTTCTGGTATAGTCGATGTTAGCTCCCTAGATACACCAGCTTTATTTTCAAGATCTTGAACCTGTTTTCTCATTGGACTCGCCAAATTAATTCCCGACACTGGGAGATTTGCGATTTGTGCGTCCTCTGGTGTAACAGGAACATTTATATTATCACCAGCAGTGCCAAGACTTAAGCGCCCAAGACCTTCATTTTCTGGAACAACAATAAAATATTTATGGAAGACAGGTAGTGACATCTTCTGAACGAGATCTTGCTCGCCTGCTACCAAACTCGTGCAACCCTCACCTGCATCACAAGAAGTTATTGGAGAAACGATCCCCAAACTAGGGTTGTTGTAGGGTATCATGCGACAGAGCAAACTCTTGCCTATCGAGCTTCTGTATAAATCATAGTCCATTTTTCTAAATATCGGGCTCTTTATTTGAACGCCGCCTATCCAAGACTTTCTATACCCAGTTAAAACCTCAATCTTCATAAGGTTACTGTAATTCATCCAGAAATATAAGAAATTTCCAACACCTTGCAGTGGATCAGCTTCTGGTGTGTGTATGTTATCGTTAACGATAGATGGTCTTAGACTGCCTATAAAAACAGAAAATGCCTGAATGGGTGCTTTTGCAAGGTCCAGATCATCTGCTCTTGCGCCAGCAGCAGGATCTTCTCTTAACATATCTGGTCTTGTTACTTGGCCGCCCGCTCCAATAGTCTCGTCAACTGGGGCGGCTTTCAAGCCGCCGAGGCCCACATCTGGCGCTGCAAGTTCAAAACAATCTGCGTTTAGCCCTTGGTTGGAGTATCTATCTCTAGTCTCTGTAACTGCCGATACTAGTGAATCTGGCGCTGTGCCAACCGAAACAAGCTCTTCTTTCCTAATCGGCTTGAGCATAGCAGATTCTCTAGTGCTTGTACTTCTTAAAAATAAATTTATTTCACTTTTTAAATCCCAAGATTCTCTCTTCAATGGGTTCGTATACGGTCTTATGCTTCTTCCCGTAGCATCATTAAAGATTCTTCTTGAAGCGTTATCTAGAGATCTTCTTGAGACATCGTTTAAGAACGATAATTCAAGAAGCTTTTCTGCAACACTGTTGACATCTAAATTTTCGTTATTATCTGCATCATCACAGAATGTTTTGCTTTTTGTTATGCGAAACTTATCTGTGCCTATCTTGTTGTCTCCAAAGACTTTTTCTGAGACCAGCTCTTCAACCTCCCCTGGCGGAAGTGCCCGTACTGATCGACTTGGAGAAACAAATGTAACCCCGTCACCAGAGATGATTCTGCCTAGCGCAGATGAAGAAAATCTATTTCTTCTTATATTTTGTGCTGATGGTATTGGGATTCCAAATGATGGCGGCTCTCTAAATTCAGAATTCATCCTGACCGTTTGGAACATCATCTCTTGGTATCTGTCTATGTTTTTGTTTAGCCCTCCGTTCTCCCTTAAAAGCTTTAAAGGCGCAAGCCCAGCAATATTAACTGTGGAAGGGGACAAATAAGAAAGAAGATTGTCATCTAGAGAATAATCAGAGAAGGTTGGGAACCCAGGCTCTTCAAATGAAACATCTTGAACTGCATCTGTGAAGTATTTAAACTTCTCCATTTCTGCTCTTTTAATAAATTCTGAGCCGTTTATTACTTTTAGTGTCTTGCCTTCTTCTAGGCCGGATATGCCGGAAGTTGACAAAAAATCATAGCCAGTAAATTTTGGAACGTTGCTGTCGAATGTTTGATCAAAATATTTTTCTATCTTTGTTGATTTCGGAATGCCTGATTTTCTGTGAACATTTTCCGAATTTAGCCCTTGGTTGCTGTGGCTTGGAAAAACATTATGATGACTAAGTGCAATTTCAAACTGCATTATCAACTTGTCGTATAGCTTGATGAAAAAGTCTATTCCTCTTGGGCCACCACTCACTGGCGAGATAACATTGTATAATTTATTTGTTAGTGTGCTTGCGTTGAAAGGCGAAACGCTAATGATATTCAATATCTCAATATAATTGACTATAGAGACTTGCCAAGGCTTTTCTTCTGAAAAGGTGTTTCTCAAAGTTCTTGAAAATCTTTGAGTAAATTTGTTGCTGTCGGAATCAAAGTTGCCCGGGATCATTGCGAGATCCAGATACCTTTTTAAAAACCTGCTTGATTCAACAAGCTTCTGCATAAGAAGTTTTAAATATTTTGCTGTTCCATCTTCAAGATGCAACTCAACTCCATATTGATAAATGCCATCAGTTATCTCAGGCATCTCCCTATCAACGCCTGAAAAGTACCTCATTTTATTGCTTTCATTATGGAAGACATTTATTTCTTGGAACGAACCTCTTCGACCAGATACCGCTCTAATAGGTAAGCCTTCACTCTCGCCAGTAACGGCCAGCACTTCTTGAGGGGCATTTATGTCAAACGGCTCTATTCCATAGCCATTATCCCTAACCCTTCTTCTTATAAATTTTATTTCTCTTATATTCGACATCGAAATGATGCTCTGTAGAGAAGTCTGTGTAGTGTTGTAGAAAAATGACTTAAATAAAGAGTTGCTCTTTACCATCTTCTCAAAATCTAAACCAAACAAAAACCTGCATGTTCCGTCTGGGTCTCTCGATAAAAAGCACTCTGTAAAAGCAGTTCCGCTTATTCTGTCAAGATCAATCGCTTGATTATTGACTATTTTGTTGGAGTTTACTTCTGGCAGGATTCTGTTTTCAATGTCTGAGAAATCTATGGAAAGCTTGTCCACGTTCGATAGGTCTCTAAAATCCTGAACTTTGTAGTTTGGAACAAACTCCTCCTTCAACATTTGCGAGTTCGCATTGTTGTGCTGACGTGTCATGTATGTCCCATCAGGTCTTTTGTGGACCTTGCCTGCCCAAATCTCACCAGTTCTGGTCTTGAAGACTCTTGATTGCGAAACAGTTTTAAAATTATCAATAACTATCTCGGATGTAAACCTGCCAACAACACCTCTGAGATTCTCATTTGACAAATTTAAATTAAACTCATTCGCCAGAGAGTCCACATCTAGTGTTGTGAACGCAAAAAAAGCCAAATGTTTTGGGTTTGAGCTTACATGCTGAAATGTTGTCCTGTAAGAGATGTCGTGTATTTTGTTTCCATCAAAATCGACATAGCTATAGTATTGATTTAATTTTGAATTCAAGCTCCTTGGGGCAATTGAATTGGTAATCCTGTTGCCTTGGGCCTCTTCATGTCGGTTTCTTTCGTGAAGTATATTTATTTTTCTGATTGTCATCATGGTTGACAATCTTCTCATGAAATTGGGATCTGAAATCTTTTTATGATTCTTAAGCAGATAAGCCGTGCTTTCTGGGTTTGTGCTTTGCCCTACTGTGATCACGAGATATTTAGAAAAATCTATCTCATCAAACCAGTTGGAGATTAGGTCGTCTGCTAAACTTTCTTTGATGATTAGATTTAACTCTGTTTTTAGCGAGCTTGACTCGCCAATTCTTGCTCCACGCTCTTGAGGGTGGTCGATATGAGGATCGCTTCTTTCTTCGACAATAGAAGAGGACTCAAGTGTTATGCAATCAATAAAGACAGTTGGCACATTGTTTGAAAATATACTTTGATAATTTACCGGCTCTCTTAGTGTCATTGGCACTGATCCTCTGGTATGTTGTCTTTATTTGTATTGTAGATGTTGCCCCTCTTGACGGAGGCTATTTTGTCATCATCTGGGATCTCTTCGTCAATGGTGATGTCCATAAAATAAGACACAAAAGAAGGATCAGACTCCTCATTAATTAAAAAATTAGTGTTGTCCAGCAAACCAGTTTGAAGTTGTCTTTTAAATGAGAGTGGTGTTAATATTTTTTTTGTTCCACCGGAATCGTTAGAATCAGTTTGATCCTCGACCAAGAACACCTCTATTTCGAAATTGTTCTTATCAAAAGGGGCATTCTCTTCTGAGATGTCAATTAAAATATTATTTCTTTTTATAAAGATTCCTTGCCCATCTTGGAACTCTAAATCAAATCCATCATGGCCAAACACTCCTGCGGCTCCATCTACTGGTGCCAAATCAGAATTATCGCCTGCTTGGTCTACTTGTCTGTTGGATATTTCATATTTTAAATCAATATCAATTTGTGGTATCCGCAGCATACTAAACGAGTCTTCTTCGTATGTAACAGAGCCAGAGAACTCACCCCGAATAGCTCTCAAATCCCAGGCTGGGAGATACTTTGTTGAGGGAGAAGACGTTCCAATTGGTGCGGAAAGGGTATAAGCCTTTTCTTGGGTTGGAAGGATTTTTTGGCCAGAATTTAAAGCATTCTTGTTTTGAAGTTGCTCATTTATTTTTTGAATGTTTGTCTCTAATCCATGATGAACATATTGAGTTTTTAATCTTGGTGTCTCTTCTTGGATTCTAGTTTCAACATTATTTTGAGTCTCGACCATTTCAGAGGCGTATTGAGAATCATACAAGATATCATCATCAAAGAAGGCATAATACATGGGCCTGAATTTGCCGGATGAGAGTAGGTGTTTTCCGTATTGAGTGAGTTGTATGTCTAGTACGTCCTGCTTTGGATCAAAAAACTTCATCTTTAAGATTTTCCATCTTTATAGGTTTCAAGAAATCCTGGCTCTTTAGTGTAGCTTCTAGATGTAACTGTGCCAGTTTGTTTCTTTTCTGCCGGTAAACTGCCTATGCTTTCTTGGTCTCCCCAAGTAACTTCGGCATCTAGCTTAATTAGTTCAACCAGTGAAAAGAAGTCATAAGGCCAATTGTAGCTATACTCTGGTATGAAAGTTAATTCTGGATCTCTGCCTAGATTAAATTTAAAGTTTTTATCGTCTTTAGACTTCGCAGTTGTTTCATAGAAGTTTGTCTTTGCTTTTTGTTTAACTTTAAAAATCATCCACCTCAAGTCGTTTGTCACGCCCTCCTCACCATCTCTTCTGTCCTCTGGCTTTGAATATCTTCCAAAGAACTCCACATTAAAGAGGTCATGACTTACGGTAGACTCTTTCATCTCAAATGTTGTTCCAATGTCTGGCGGTAGGTTCTGCCAGATATCAGCCAAGTCTTGTTGATCAAGAACTTTCTCAAACTCAAAGATGTACATTGCAAACGGTTTTACATCGTCATATTGCAAGAAGTTCATTTGAGGGGGGAACACATAGTCGTTCATTTTCTTGAGCATGCTCAAAATAGACTTGCCAACCAAGAACTCCCTTGCTGCGCCTGTTGAGTTATTCTTGTTGAATATCTCCTCAACGGTTAGGTCTGGATTTTCTTTTAATTGTCTCAAGCCATGTTCGATCACTTGCCTGTCAAGTTCAAAAAATTGCCTTTGCGAATTGGCGCGGCTAACAGTGAATGGAACTGCGACAACGGCTTCTTTGATTGTCTTTGACTGTGCAATGCTGCCGACTGCTTTTTTTTGCTTTCTCATTCCAACTAGGTCTGCAAGAGAGCCAGTTGTGTTGATATTGCTTATTGAGTTTCTTGATAGATCTGCGATCTCCAAAGTAACGGTTTTTCTAATAGATTCTGGGATCTCGCCGTATTGGTGCCACAGGCCAACAGATGGGCCACCACCAAAACCACCAACAATAGGAAGTTTGTCTGCGTTTGTATAGACACCTGGTGGTATAGAGGCATCTGGTCCATAGTTAGATGAGTCATAGTAGTAATCAGAATCAGTTTCATCGTAATAAGGCTGCTTGCCAGTTGCAAAATCAATAGAGGGGTCTTTTATCTCAGTCCCAAGTCTGTGAGAGAAATTCAAAACAGGTGTTTCAAACTTTGTTGAAATATTCCACACCTTTGTTCTGTCGGCATCAAAGGCAGCAGTCTCATCGCCACTATCAATATCGTACTGCTTGGACGGAAGCTCTATAATGCTCGTAAAGTCAAGATGAGCATCTGGCGTCATTCTGTTTTGGTGCTGCAAAGTCTGATCGCCAGCGCCACCAATGGTGAAGAATCTATTGTCTCCATATAGATTTTCATTTTCGTCTTGAATCGCAAAATTACTCCAGCACCTCCAAGGAACGGTAGATTTTGCATCAACTCTTCTAAACAGTGATGATGTTAAGTTGGATACGATTTCGTCTACTGTGTATTTTTTTGTTTCTGTTGGTCTGAATTTTAGCCTTATCCACGAATCACCATCATAATATGAAGGAGTGACGTGAGCATACCCAGTAGCAACTGGCAACTCTTCGTCTATTATAAGTCCAACTGGGCCTACCCCGCGCACTGATTTTGCATCCATCGGAGGGCCAAAAGACTCTGGCCTGCTATACATGTCAAAAGATTGTGAATTTACAAAAAACTGCGTTAATTCTTGAGACCCAGAGCCAACAACCACATTCTTAGAGACAAATGGTCTGGACAGTTTGACATCCATCGCATATTCAACACCAGCCCTTGCATTTCCAAAATCTGCGCTGTCTTCTGGTATTGACGAGAAGGAAGTTAATTTTTGTTCCTCCAAGAAGAAGTCGACAGTCTCTGCCAAGAAGTTATGGATCGCCATTTTATAGAGCGGGTCGCCCTTGCCGTTCCAAGTAACTTGGGAATCAAGTGCTGCCGCCGGGTGTGGCTCTGAATCAAATATTTTTATGTCTTTCGCGTATCTCTCTGGCTCATAGATGGTCTCAAATGGCAGCCTTAAATCAAATGAAGATTTGATTCTTGGATACATTTCGTCTCCACCAAATTCTGCCTCATTTGGGTTAGGAGATGTCGAGGAATAGTCCACACTGGCACTCCAAGGAGACATCACAGCAGAACTACTCACTGGGAAGTGATCGCCCGTCCAAGCCCCTGTGACTTCATAAGAGCTAGTCATAATTGGCCAATCAACAGCGATACCTGACTTGATTGTGTTGTAAAGAATGCCAGGCTGCATAAACGGCGTGATAAATGTTCTGAGAGCATTTTTTCTAGAGCCGATAGATGCTGAGTTTTCTGTGCCTGCTCCTTCGACAGGGTTTACGCCCTGAACAAACGGTTCAAGACTATCTGCATAGGACTTTGAGAACAAGGTTCCAATTTCCAGAGTTCTTGTTGCCGGGTAGAAGCCGTCATAAGGCAAGAACTTTAAAATTGCTTTACAACTCAAGGTTATTGAATCTGGTTCGGAATACCCTTTGTGATCTTCGTTTATTAATTCAAAATATTTCAAGAACTCAGAGTGGCTATACTCTTTAAAGAAATTATTTTGCGCGCTGCTCGACAACAAACTGCCAGTGAGAGTAAATAAATCTTCTTTTTCTGCTCTAAAATATCCTGCTTTCTCGGAAAGATAATATTCGATATGTTCGCTGATTCTAAATTCCGGCACTATCGAATAATCTTTTCCTTTTCTTCTTATATCTTCGCAATAATCATTGTACGAGTCATAGAATGGGGTCTTGCCAGATTGGGCTCCAGCTTCCCAGACAGCATCACCTGCAAAATACTCTTGAGTTCCATTTTGGAGCCACAGGTTCCCAGTGAGCCAAGTGCCAACCTGAGATGATCTTCGATTGTAGAGTCCTGCTGGGTTGGTTCCAGATATATTCAAGCCGTAGCCTACTACTCCACCTGCACTATACGACGCAGATAGTCCTTGGTGAAAGACACAATATTTATTTTGTAATTCACCGGCACCATCTTCAACTTGGTGTGATGAGTTGTAATATGCGAGTTTAGGTGGTCCTGATATGGGCTTATCAACAAACCATCTTGCTTCCGGTGGATATAACAGTTCAAACCTAGAATCAAGTGGCCACATGCTTTCTCCATGCTCACCAGCAATCTCAAAGCCAAGTGAGTTGGTATGTGGATTAACTTGTCGATTCGCTCTTGAATTACGCCAGAAGTCGACAACGAAATCTTGTCTTCTTCGCGTCTGGTCCAAGAAAGTATATTGATCTCTTGGGAAAATGGTCTCTGCATATGAAAGAGACCTAAACAAAGCAGGATTATTTTCTGTGTCCTCGACCTCTAGATAGAGTTGCTTTAATTCGTCGTATTTTTGCTCTTTGCAGACACTCAAGTTCAGCAAGTTGTTTAATTCGGTGTTTGCAAATACGGAAAGATTGTTGCCGTATGTGTGCTTCACGCCGATAACATTTTCAATATTTGTCCTTGATGGGTCGGCATCAAAAACATGAAGCATTGGCTTGTGTCTTACGGACACTGGCGGCTCTATAAAGAATCTTAAATTCGTTTGAGCAGGATCACCAGCAGTTGTCTGGGTGGTTGAAATTATATTTGTGTCTCTCAGGAACCTTGCAACAGGATGTTGGCCAGTTCTGGTTTGCCACCATGAGGAATAAAGACCCCTTCCTCGCATGTTTAGTCTGCGGCTAAGACGCCAACCAGCGTTATTCTCATTGAAGTCAGACCCAAAAGTAGCTTCTGCATCGCCAATCAAAGATCGCAAAACATCTAAATTTATGCTGTCGCTCGGTTCCTCAGAAGTTCCAAGGTCAACAATGATATTTCCAGCTAGTTGATCCAGAGGTTGCTCGGATATATCCAGTTGGAACGTCCTGATTAAAGGAGTTCCGCCTAGTTCTCTTGGCTCAACAAGCAGCGGCTGTAGAAGCACGCCGTTGAACGGAATAAATGCTGGCTGTACCAAAGTCGTATCGATAAACAAGTTGTTTATTGGCAGACCACTACCATCACGCACTCCAAGCAGCCTTAAGTTGTCTGGCCCGTCTGGACCTTCTGTTCCTGTTGGAAACACTGGCTCACTGCATAGGCCCTGCTGCACTACTAAATTACTGCAATTAATCAAGAACGGGCCTTCAAGCGCGCTCTTGTTGATCCAATAAACACCGTTGTCATCTCTTGGTAGTGGATGCTGGACGAACAGGTTGTCGTATACTGATGCGGTTACAATTGTTTCATTCAAAGAATCTGAATATTCTAGTCTATAGAGCGGGTTTCTGTTTGTTTTTTGGAACGAAGCAGAAGTATTATAATCTTGTGTTCTCGGATCTTGGGTATTCAAAATGCCAAACTGGCCGGAATGATCCCTTGAGAATTGATTTAGAACCGTCCTAACGATGTTATTACGGTAGTTTATGGTGTTGAAAACAGAATACTCGGCAGAGAGAGCATCTAGACCGATGCCTCCATTTACATCGCCGTTGGTTTCTGGTCCACCTGGTGCAGAAAATCTTTCAACAAAAACATGCTCATTTCTGCCTCTTATAGGCTTGGTATACTCAAGAACACCGAGTGTTGATATAGAGCCGGTTCCAATTTTAAAAGAGTCTTCATCAAACAAGATTGCCGGTGGATCGTTGTTTTCAGAGCTTGCACTCTGCACAAACCAATTGTTGTTGGTCTTTCTGTTTGAAGTCTGCACAACCTCTCTTATAGAGGAGTAGTTGCCAAGAACGCTCTTTGCAGTTGAGGTTTCAATATTCCTGATGTTGACTGGTCGTTTTGCGGTTTCATCTCGATAATATCTTGCTTTTGGCAAATTCATATCAAGCAGTTCGGTTGCAGAATTTATCTCTGGTTGGACAACTTGAAACTCAAGTGGCGAGTTTGGATACTTGGGGTTTTCAAGAATAATTTTAAAGCCTTCTGGCCTATTTGATTCATTTGAAGTCTCATCTGCCAAGCCAACATGTCTGTGCTGTAGGCCACCAACATGTTCTTGCGTGAACGGACCCTGCATGGGAACATCAAAATGTTGCCCATAGGAATCTTGGTGAAGTGCAGTTATTTCTTTTTCCCCTTGGCTCCAAGCATTCGCAGATGAACTAAAGATAGAGAGGGGTGTTAAACTTCCGCCCTTGTTTTTGCCTTTTGCAAGCCCAGCCAGTTTTGTTTCTTTGCTTTCTGCTCTAAATTTAGAGTTTCGAGTGTCTTCTGGGTAGTACTGGTCTGTGCAATCTTTATCTGATTCGACAACGCTTATTATGCCGACGCTCTTATTGCTGACATTTATGTCATATGGCTTGATGGTCGAGTAAGCACGATATTTTTTATTTCTGTAAGAGTTGGTGCCTCCACCAAAAACGTCTTGTTCTTTGACTTCGTATCTGAATGGTCTTGTAAACCTGCGGTTCAAGACTTGCAGACTTGCAGACAAGATGTTTGTTCTGTCTGAGTTTACTTCAGTGACCCCAGAATCAGAAGCGCCAGGTTCTCTTTCAGCGCGCTCGTTCCACCAGAAACAGTTTTTATTTTCTTGTCCTCCGACGGGCGCGTGGCCGAACTTCCAGTTGTAAAGATGTCTGTTGATGCCTTCGACACCAGTCTCTGGGTCTCTTTGTTTTATTTCGATTGTCGGGAACTTGTGGTCATACTTATTCCTCTCAAGGATGTGACTCTCAACAACGTTCCTCATTCTATCAGCAATGCCAATAGATGCTGGGACGAGTTGCATTACAAGCTCGGAGATTGCAGAATCAACCCACTTATAGAAGTCGATGTATTTATCTAAATCGGGTGTATTTTGAATTCTTTCAAAAAATAAACTTCTTAATTTGTCTAGATCTTTATATTCTTTTCTATACTTGTGGACAGGCTCGCCAATCAAATTGTTGAAGTCAACTATCGTGGCAAACATCTTGATCATCTCTTCGGAGATGGTCTGGTACATGCTTTTCTCAAGAGCAAAGAAATAAGATTCTGGTCTCGTTTCTCTTGTGAAGGTCAAGTCATCTCTCTCAAGGATCTCAACCATGTCAGATGAATAAAGGTTCTCTGGCAGCTGTTGCTTGTAGATGTTGATGTATTCTTTGTCAACAACTTGGCTGTCGTTTGCCAAAAAGAACTCGCCGCGACCTGGATGTTTTAATTTTGTTATGTCTCCAAGCCAGCCGTATCTTTGCTGGTGTTCTGCGGAGCCAGATGATACGTCAACAACAGTAAACTCACCAGAAGCGTCCGACTGAGTTACTTGCTCAAAGTCCCAATTCAGAGCAAGAGTTTCTATCTCTGGGATGTGATAGTCGTCCAGCGTGCTCTGATAATAGGACATGTTTTTGTATGGGTTCAACCTGCCGTGGCTTGAGGCATCTTTTGCGTGCATCTCAAGAACTTCGTTTGAAAGATAGTCAACCCATACCCTAGCAGACGAGATCTTTGCATCAGAATTTTGGAGAACCGAGCCGCTAAAGTTGGTTCTGTGGGCACCAACATAAAGTCTCTTTGGGCTCGTTAAGAAATCATCTCCATCTGCCTCTGACACCGAGCCTGTTACTGTGAACTGCTCAATAACAACACCAAGGTCAGCGTACATGCCGGTAAATTCGATAACATAAGACCCAGTGCTGCCGTGAACAGTATCCACAAGAGGGTATTTTTCAGGTCTCAGCCTTACGGCAAAATTCCATTTCTGGTTGTTGTAGACATCTAAATAAAAAGAAGATGTCAGGGTTGGGATGCCCGCAACCGACGAGGTGAGCATAAAATAAGCATCTTCGCTTTCAAGCTCTTTTCTAACTGCATAGACTTGGAAGTTGGCATAGTCAGGAGAGCCCCAAGTAGCGTTAACTTCGCCTGCAAGATAGCCGTCAACAGTTGCACCAGAATCGTCGATGGCGGTGTGCATGCCAAATAGAGAAGAAGTTAAAAATGGTGTCTCAAAGTAAAATACAGAGGACTGGTCAAACTTCTTTGGGAATATGACTTCTGCCTGTGCAGTGATGGATGAGCCAGATGCTTCGTGAGCAGCAATGAATGGCAGGGTGCCATCGGGTGGACCACCAAAAGCGTTTGCAGGTGCATATTGATAAACCGTTCCGCCAAACCTGTCAGTGTTGTTGAAGTCCACATAATTCTTTTTTATTGAAGAGACTCTATAATTGTCTCTCAATAAGTGAGTTATGTTGTTGCCATAGAGGCTAAGCTTGACTAGTTCGTCATCAACACCAAAACATCTTATCAAGTTGCGAATAGATTTCTCTGTGCCCTTGGACTTGTAGATGAACGAGATGTTGTTGTAGATGTTCTTGTAAATTGAGTTTTTAATATCGTTTAAGTCGGCCTCAAACTCCCTGTCTTCATCTCTATTTGAAAGTTGGTTGAGAACATCTGCATCTACAAATATGTCTGGTGCTACTAAGCCGACCGATTCTAATAATTTATTTGAAAACGGCAATGGTTTATTGAAGCTGCCAGTGCCATAATCCACGTCCCTGACCTTTGAAAGAAATTCAATCTGAGAGTAGACGGTGTCGAAGTAGCTTGAAATGATCTGCGTGAGCTTTAAAAGATTTGTCCCTTCTTTCTCTTCCTCGTCCGACACAATCCAATTTGGCATTGTGTGGTAGATCGAGGCGTTGTTAGAGTAGTCGTGACTCGATCCAAGCCTTTTCTTTTCCGCCAGCAATGAAACAACAGATGGGTGATCCGCATAGATGATTGGATCTTTAAACTCTGTTGCTGCTGCCGATGCCAACACGATTGCAGAGCCAGTATTTCTTGAGTTGGATGTATAGCCGGTCCATGTGCCGTTTGAAATTCGACCAGAATAGTCAAGAACACTTGCATCTGTATTGTTGTAGCCGGTGATGCCTTCGTTGAACTTATAATAAATGCCAAGGTCTGTGTTTGAAGTATCGGTATTGGTTCCACCGCCATGCTGGGTAAACCAAAATCTGCCAATCTCTTCAGATGTCCTTCTAGTCTTCCAAAACCTAAACTCATCTAGGGAGCCGGATAGCTTGCCCCAGCCTTCCATGTCTGTGCCATCAAAGGTGCTGCCGGATGGAGAAGTTTGCAGGGCACCAATAAAAGAAATTAGTGATCCTGTGACCTCGTCGATCCCAGAGGTTCCCAACACAGTAGACTGGTTTAAATCACCGTTGACATAAAACTTGGTGCTGATGCCGCTGCTGGCACTGGCAAAGCTAATCGCATAGTGATTCCATTCTTGTAGTGAGCCAGTGCCTGCGATAGAGGAGCCAATTTGCTGGTTAAAACAGCCAGCAGTTCCAGATTGAACCGTGACATAAAAAGGAGACTCGGAGGCGGCTGTGCCTGATAATTCTATCGTCATCCTGCCAAATCCAGAACTTGAGGAGGCTTCCCCATTCCAGAGGTCAAAGATGACTTCCTTTTCTGTCTTTGCCGTGTCGAATCCGTCTTTTTTCAGCCAGAATTCAACTGTCGCACCTTTATTTTTTAAATCAAACTGAAGGTTGCTTTCTCTGGTCTCTTCTGCATCTAGGACGTTTGAGAAAGGCCCCAAGGCTTTTTGAGAAGTTGGCAGTGGAAACAAGCCCTTTAGAGTGTTCCCGCTACCTGCATGAGGACCACCTTTCGTTTCTATATACTCTTCGCTTGATGGTTGGCCGTATTCTGCTAAAACGGCAGCCTGAGTGCCCCAACCATCGGCTGAGAATATTGCGAATCCGTTTGTTCTTGGATACTCTTTCTCAAAAATATATTTATCGATGTTCGTTGAGTTGTTGTGCCACTCAAGCTTTTCTTTAAATGAGCCGTCATATGGGTATTGTTTTTGAATTCTCTCGATAGAGTCAACGTAATATTGCTCTGCGGAGCCAAATCTTGCAAAATTAGCAGGCTTGCTAAAATCGAGGTTGGGCAAGAGGCGATCCCTCGCCTTGGTAAACTCTTCGACATATTCAACCGACTCAATTGAGCTAGTTAGTTCTTGTACTGATTTTGAGGCTAATTTTTTAGAGTCGCTGGTTCTATCAAAAAGATTCTTGATGCTCATTAACTATGACCTTTATTCAACGCGAAACTTGAAAGTCTCTGGCTGCTCAACATATTTTCCATTCACGAAATAAACAAACTGGAAAGCATATGCAAAGTCTCTTTCAAATAAGGACATGTCCAAGTCGAAATAGTTGCCCTCTTTATCATACGACATCAAGGTGTGCTGCGTGCTACCAGTTCCGTAACCAATCACTTCTAGGCCATCTATGGTCCTGAAAACTCGATAAAAAGCTTTCTCAACTATCTCATTTTCGACCTCAGACGTGGCTACTGTATAAATAGTTGGGCTCCAATCTTTTTGTCTGGTGGTCAATCTAAACCTAGCCACCTCCTCGTTTGAGTAAATTGGCTTGAGGTTTGATATCGCAGTCACATGTTTTGGGTTTGGATTAAAATTGGATGACTCAAATGACTGCACTGTAATTGCGGAGCCGGTATGCAGTTGCGTTGATCCATTATGCCATACTGGATAGATTGTGGTTGCTGAACCAGTATAGGCAAAAGAAGCTGAATAAATGCCTGTTGTGGTTGTCAATCCGCCCGTTACGTTGATATCGTTGTTTGAAACAACTCCGCCTCCAACTGGCAGTGTTATTGGTGATGCAGTATCTGACAAGCTAGAGTAGACACTGACGAATATCTCGTCGTCTGTGAGGTTTGGAATATTTTTTAATTGTCCTCGCACACTGTTGTAGAGGAAGATCGTGTTGAGGTTGTCTTCGCCAGACACTAGAGAACTGCTCAAAAAGAAGTTATCATGGTCGTCTGGAATAGAAGAGTCCCATCTGGCTTCAATAATTGGGCGCTTATAGAAAAACTCACTCGTTCTTGCAAAAAATCTTTTTGTAAAGAAAGTTTGGGTTGAAGATTCCTGACTTCCAGTTAGCATGATGCCCAAGCCGTGATTTCTTCTGATATGGTCTGTTAGAGGGTTCTCTTCACCAGTTAGCCATTCCTCAACAAGGCTAGTGATGTCTATCTGTAGATCCTCTGTGCCAACATCAAAGTTTTGAGTATAAGGTGGCAGGTTGGTCCCTGGCACATATGAGCTAGTATAGAAGTCGCCACCTTGGTTAACCCAAGCTGTTGTTGTGCTTGCGCTAATCCAGTTTACAGGGTGCTCGTCTGTATACTCTTCCATGTCTAGGCCGCGACCTTCATCCCAATACCATTCTGGATCTGTTGTGCCTGATACGGCTCCAACAAGCAGAGTGAAGTTTCTTGGAAGTGTTTCAGAATGTTTTGCGTTGAAGACTCTTAAAAAAAAGTTTACTGATCCAGATGCTGGAATATCGCCATTGTCTCTGTCTGTTTTAATAGAGTCTACTGGGAACTCCATTAGAGCCCTAGATGCTTCCAGAGATGCAGAGGAAGCCTGTGCGTAAATCGAAAACACTTCAAGAATATCAGAAGCGCCCATGTTCCCGCTCACGCCTCTGACTGTTAAGTTTGATCTAAACGCATCTGTAATTGTAGAGTCTTTTGTTGCCCTGTATCTCTTGATTGTCATTAGACGACTGCTCCTTGGATATCCGTTCTTGGAAATTTAACTTCTAATATAACGTCTTCTGGTACTCTGATATAGCGCCTATCTAGTGACATGTGCTCGTCTATATCGAAAGATGTCGTTGAGTAATTCGATCCTATTTTTCTTTCTATCGTGACATCAACGACATCTACAACACCGCTCACATCATTAAGGATTTTGTAGATGTCGGTGACATAAAATGGCGATCCAACATCATTAGAGATGGACATCTTGTTTCTCAATACAGCAGACGCCGCTGCCAATATATCAAATTTATTTTTTTCTCTCTCTGGAACGATCACAAAGTTGATTCCGATATTGGCGATCCTTGCATCAAGGATATCGATGGAATCGTTCATCATTTTGTACCTGTTTAACCAAATTTTTAAGTTATTTTTTAATGTGGTGTTTGTTTTCACCAAACTACCGTCTACCGCTTCCGACACAACATAAAGATTTAGATTGCGCTTGAACGAATCATTGTCTTGAACAATATTTGCTCTCTTGACAGCGCCAAACTTACTTGGCATCGAATAACACAGGCTTATATAGTCTTGCTTTGTGACTGCTCTGTTTTGAGACGAGAAGGTATCAAAAATTCTTTTTTTCAACTCTTCACTTGTTGGGAGTGAGATGCTGCCGACTATCGGTTCTTCGTTCGACACTTCTAGCGAGGTTATGACACTCGATTTCAGCCTCCTGACCAAAGATTCCGATTCTCTGAACTTAAACAAGGGCGTTACAATTTTATTTAAAGCTTCTGCTGCCACGTTGGCCGAGCTGGCTGTGTTTGAGCGATAAATTATTCTCAATGATGTGTTGGATGGTGCAACACCAAACTTGTCTGTTTGCAAAAGCTTATTTGGATCAAAAGACTGATCAGTTACATGATCCCTGCCGTACATGTTGAGGACCACGTTTGTTGGCTCTATTTGGCTGTCGGTTGTAAGCTCATCTTCTGAACCGTGTCCAAATTGCAAGAAAGTATCGACTCTGCCTTGCTCGACAATAAATCTTCTCGGAACAACTTGAGGCTTCAACAAGAATGGTGTTGTTTCTCTATTGGAATCGTGATTTGGGATTTCTTTAAAAATAATATTTTGAGATAGATATTCGACCTCAAAATATTCGTGACCCTCTGAGTCGAAAACATTTATGACTTCGGTGACGTTTCTGCCTGACAGCCTGACTCTTCTAAACTTTTGAAAATCGCCAACCGAGATAATGTCTTCAAAAATTCTGCCTGAGATAACTTGGCCGTATGCTTTTATGGCGTAAGATGTTGGAAGGCCAGTGTCTTGATTTACTTCTGCTACGACTGTCTCTAAGTTTGTATCTGAGAAGTCAACATTTTCATTTAAAATAAATCCTGCTCCTCCACCAGATGTAAACTGTGTTCCTTTAAGCAAGACTGGTGCATACGAATAGTTCGGTCCTAATCCATTTGAGGCTGCTGGTATCTTAATAAATAAGCTAACTGTTCCGTAGGTCGAAGGGGTGCCCTTAAATCTAAATCCTAATTGCCTTCCCAACTTGACAATGTTGTCGAACTCTACTGCTGTATCAAGAAAGCTTTCGTTTGCTTGATAGTCTAGATAGAAAGACAACATGTCGCCAACATAAGCAACAGTATCGAGCATCAAGGCTCCAAAGGACGCTTCGTTAAAATCTTTAAATGTGTCTGGGTAATATCTCTTGGAGTATTCGATCAGATCGTTTTTTATCGACTGAAAGTCTCTACTGGTGTACTTTACCGCTACGGCTTTCTTATTGTTGGGCATTATTGCTGACCTCCGACTTTTTCTCTATAAATAGACTACTGAAGTAATAAATCTAATCTATCGTTGGAGCCGAGGGGAATGATGTTGTAGAAAATTGTAATATAAATGGCGTTATCGGAAATGTTGACAGGATCATCAAGAGAAGAAATAAACTTCACGTTTGAAATCTTCAAGAACGGCATGAATAAGCCAACTTGAGTTACTATTCTGCCTTCTATTTCTGAGTAGAGTTGGGTTGAGTTTTCCCTAAACAGATAGTTCCTGATTCCAACGCCAAAATCTGGATTCATTATCCTTTCGCCTGGGGCTGTCAGCACAAGGTTTTTTAAATTTTGTGCTATCGCCTCTTTGAGCGTCTTATTCAGGGTGTATTTGCCGTCTTCCGAATCTATGCTGAGTGGTAGTTTTGGTGATATTCCTTGTGGCATTTATTTTCTCCTAATCACATGGGTCTTCAGGGGCGACCTCGGAGGTGCCAGTTGAATCAGATCCATTTACAAATCTATCGAAGTACTCTTGTGCTCTTTCCGTAACTTCGTCTTTTATTTCTTCTGCTATGCGCTCGGACTCTTCTTTTGCGATTTCTTCAGCCATTTTTTCGGCTTCCTCTACTCGCTTTCTGTCTTTCCTGCTCATATTTCTTTTGGCCCTCTCATACGGAGTTCTAACCCCGTCGAAAGCCAAATAAACAAACCCAGGTGGTGTTATCGGAGGCCCAATTCCCGGTCCAAATGGTGGTGGTGGGAAAACATTGACTGGCAACAAGCTCATCGCCGCACCAGTTGAACCGCCTGGGTATTCTTCTCCGATCAATTCTGCTGCCTTAACCATCTTGCTGGATATCGAAATATTCGGATCTGTTATTTCGACTAGGCCCTTCAGGATATAAAGTGGCGTCTTCGCAGCGATGGCAGCAAGGTTTGGAAGAGAGCCGTCTATGCCAGCTAGATTCATCTGTCTTTTAAGGAAGCCAGATAGGCCACCAAGCTCTCTTATCAGGTCGTCTTCATATTGAAAATCGCTTATGCCCATGAGGGTTCTCAAGAGCATCCTCAAAGACTCCCTAGTGTTCATAAAGAAACTTTTTTCTTGTTCCACCCTCGTTAGCGCAAAGACGGAATACAATATCGCTATTGAAACAAACTTCTTTGTTGGGAATGAGAAATTGAACAAAGCATTGAATTTTGGATCATTGTAAATGATGTCCTTTAACGCAACCTCTCTGTGCTTGAAGATTCTTAAAAATCTTCCACTGCCATCTAGTCTCTTAGTTGTTATCGCATTTAAGATGTCCAAGAACTTCATGTCAATGACGTTTCTTTTTAATTCTGGATTGTTCTCAAGTGCTTGCGACCCAATCAGGGACTCTGGTAGGGCAAAGCTTGCTGTTTCTTCTGCGCTGATAAGCGGGATTATGACCAAGCCCTGCGATCTAGTTATGCCGCCATTCATCGCTGTTCCCGCATTTTCTCTTACAGCAATTGGCTTTCTTCTATCTTCTTTGTTTGACTTTGCTATCTCGTCATACAGGGCTTTGTTACCAGCATCAACAAAAGAAAGTCTTATTCCAAAATCAATAGATTTAAAAAATGAGCTTAGCTTTCTTCTCCTCCATCTATCATTACCCCTTAATAGTTCGGATGAGCCGAGGTCTTTTAAATAATCTTCAAACTCATCAAGGTTGAAAATCTTTTTTTCTCCCCCAAAGTCTTCGTAGAGTCTGTTGACTACTGTCCTGTGGTGGCCCATATCTTTAAGCTCTCGCTTAGTGTAGCCCTGCACTGAGATGTATTTCTCGTAAACAAAGCCTGTCATTCCACCTGCACCTATTGACTCCACAAGGTCTTTTGAGAATTTTCCAGAAGTAGACCTGTCTGCTGAGTTTGGATCTTGTGCGAATCCCGCTGGAGCTATATAGAAGTGCTCTCCAGGGTCCGTAGGCTTCCACAAGTCAACAGTTCTTATAAAGTGGTGTCTAGGGTTGAACGTGCCGCCTGTTAATCTGTCTTTCAGGGACACGCATTTTGCGTATTCATCATCACTCAGTTCGAGTTGTTTTATGGCAGATGTTATCGCTTCGATTATCTGCTTGTAGTGCTCGTGAGAAAGTGATGCCATCTCTTGCTGAACTCTTGGCTTTCCGGTCATCTTAACGACATTTCTTTTCGCAAAAGAGACAGCTTTTTTTAATTCTTTTGCAAACACTCTCTCCATACCGCTATCTTTCAGCAACTCACCGTACACTAGATCCGATACGACCTCCTCAAAAAGAGGATCTTCGAAGACATACTTGTCGTCATATACCGAGAAGCCAAAAATGCCCCTCATTAAAACATCAGCGCCGAGAACCTTTATAAACGACTCAAGGACACCTTCAATGCTGGCCTTGGTTAGGGAGTCCGAAGCTATACCATCTTTGTCCCTTATTTCTTTGTAGCGCCTCTCGACCTTGTCCTTGACAGACTCGATGTCTATAAAATAATTATTTTGATAAGACTCTTGATCATCAACAAAGCCGTCTGGTCCTGCTGTTTCTTGCTCCATGCCCAACATCGAAATGGATGTCATTAAGTCTTGGAACGGTCCAATTTGAAAAAACTCTGACTTTGCCACTTCTCTTACAAACTTGCCAAGAGTGTTCAAGAATATGGAGTGATAATACTGGTCAAGAAAAGTGTAATACAAGCCCTGCTCTGGGTCGCAAGAGTCAGCGGCACTGTATGTGTCCCTCAAAGACAAGAGAGAGTCCATAAAAATTCTTGCAAACACTTCTTGCTGGGCTGGGGCTTCCGACCTTAGTTCATATCTTGACAAGTCCTCTAGTAGTTTCGGGTCGTCTTTAAGCGTGTCTGATGTTTTGTACGAGCCAAAATCATCGACATCAACATCGAGCCTATCGCGTATAACATCCCAACTGTTTCCAACAGATTCATAATTTAGTTTTATTTTAATTGCAGATCCACCGAACTCCCTTATGCTGAATTGGTCTAGTCGCTCCTTTCTATTTCTAAGCTCTTCCTTTTCCTGCTCAAATCTCTGCTTGGCAGTGTCGCCAATATCTCTTATTGGCGTGTTCATAAAGTCCTTGGACTGCTTTAAAATTTTATTTTCAAGATCATTGATCTCTTTTTGCAATCGACTCCTAATCTCTGGCTCATTTATCATTGACGGAATCTTTATTTCGTAGACGTGTGATCGGCTTCTATTAACAAACCCATCGCCTGAATCAAGATTTCTGGATTTGAGGAGAAGATCGCTCCTAAGTGCATCGTAGACTTCTGGTGACACTCTTGCTATGGATTTAAAAGAATTTTCTTTTTCGTTCTTCAACTCCCTGTATCTCTGTGGATCTTCTCGCTCCATCTGAGGGCTTAGGAAGTAGTCTTGGTTTTCAACGTAGGGGACATCTTCTAGCCTTATAAAGTTTTCATATGCGCTGCCCAAGTCTATAGAGATTGCGTTCTCTGCGCTGGTAAAGATCGTATTAATCGTCTTCTTGGTCAAATATCTAAGAGAAGTTGGGTCGTTCTTAACCAGCCTGTTTGGGCCGTCAAAAACTGAGAGTTCGTTCATTCCCTCAAGGAGATTGTCTTTCGATGACAAGTAAGACAAGTTTTTAATTTTTTGTTTTTTGCGATTTATGATTTTGCTGGCTGCTTCTTCTATTTGCTCTCGCGTAATATTGCCAGCCTTTTCACTCAAGAGACCTATTATCTTTTGCAAGTCTCCATTGTTGCACAAAGTGATTTCTGGCAGTCTTGAAGTCGGTGATGACGGCACAAATATCGGCAACTTCTTTGAAGGCAACTTTAAACCTGCCAAGATCAGGGGATCAACATTTTTTCCAATATTATCAAAAAAATCCAAAATAACAGAATCATCAACAAATTCTTCTATGTCGTTGTCCTCTGCACAATCTTTTGCAGTTTCAAGAACTTCCCTCTTGGCCTTGCCTTCTAAGAGGTTGCCAAGCTCTCTTCTTGTCAGAGACTGGCTTATCTGGTCTATGAACCTGTGAAACCTTTTGTTTTTAGAGGCGCTTCTTCTTTTGAAAAATCTTTTTGTTCTTCTCTTGGTTCTTTCTTCTGGCGTCCTAGAAGCGCCGCCCGATAAGACCTCTCCGTCCTCAGATACATATTCGACATCAAGCTCCATATCGTCCAAGATCTTGTCTATGGCTTCTGATGGGAACTTTCCTGTGGCTGTGCTCGTGTCGTCGAAAGTTTCAGGCTCAGTTCGATCTACTTTGGTGGTGGAAACAGAGTCAGAAAGAAGATCGCCTATTCTTGGAGAATCAAAATCAAAATTATTTACATTCCCATCCAGAGATGAGCCCATGTCTTCAATATAGTCGAGCAAGTCAATTAAAACATTTTTGCTTGTGTCAATCAGCAACTCTTCAAGCATGTCTGTGATTGCTGTTGTTATCTGTGCTGGGAGGTCAACATTTAAATCGAATGTCGGCATCTCAGCTATTTCAAAAGAAGGGATCTTTGGGATCTTTGGGATCGAAAAGTCCATAGACAAGTCTGGTATATCAAGACTTGGAATCTTTGGCAGATCGGGTATATCGATATTTGGGATGTTGATGTTTGGCAACAAATCAGGCAACTTTTCAAACAACTCTTCTAAATCGCCATACAACTCAATCGCTCTCAATATTAATCTTTTTTCTCTTTCAAAATCCAAGTCGGGAATATTAAATTTGAATTTAAAATTGATTATCAAGCTCGGCAGGTCTAGTAGCTCTAGCAGTCTGTCTAGTGGAATACAAGCTATGACTTCAAACACCAGTTGTCTTCTTAGATTCGAGACAAGACCCCTCAATGCGTCCACAGATAGGTTCTCTAAAATCCTCGTGAATTCACCAGTCAGTGCATCTGTATCGAGACTAGGGTTCATTATATCGATCCCAAGCTCAATATCGTTTTCAAGTGCGGTTCTTAAAAACTCATTCATCACCTCGGTGGGCAAGCACTTTACATCAAAGCTGGGGCTTTTAAGGCCGTCTATCGTCAAAAGAAAAACTTTTTCTTCTGGCATGGCATTTCTGATAAGCATGATTATGTCTTCTTTGGTGATCAAAGACAAATCCTGAAACTTTGTGTAAAGCTCAAAGAATGAACCATCGAAGCCTTCTATGCCTGAAAGGTTAAAGTCTAAGCCATAGACTTCCTCCATGATTTTGTCATAGATGTCGCTTGGGAACTGCGGGAGGATTATATTTTTTAGATCTCCGAACTCCAAGTTTGAGAGTATTCCCATTGTCATTGAGCTTATGAAATCAAGCGTTGGCACTTGGCTAGCAAGAAAGTTCATCGCTTGTCCTGAGATGGTCGAGAGATCAACTTTATTTAAAAGCTTCTCGAAAACATCATCAAGGCTCTCTATCTCCTCGATAACCTCTCTCAGGTTTTGCAACAAAGAATCGCCTATAAAATCAACTGCTTGAGAGCGAACCTCAAAAAGCTGCTGCTTTAGTGAGACATCATTTAATTTTAGATTCTCCATCTCCAAGTCAGGCAGGGTCTTGATTGGATTTTTGTTTAGGGAATCTGTTACCCTGTCAAGGGCACCCATTGGATTTGCACCCAGCGATGGTATTTGCCCTGGCCTGATATCTGGAACTGGATAAATAAAGTTTGTGCAGAACTGAGTCCAAGGCATATTTGTTTTTGAAGCACTCTCAATATCGTAGATGTAATATAGGAGCCCCATAGTTCTTGGTCTTGAAAACGGCGAGATCTCGTTGATTGTTGAGATGCCCTTGGTCAAATTCTGCCCCGGCGAACTGAATGCAACAATGTAGTCTATGCTAAAGTCTGCACCAAAGCCTATCTCTATGTGGTCTTCATGGTCTTCTCGATAGGTCTTGTCGTTTTCTTTTAAAAACTTTTTAAGTGCCGGTATGACCTTCTCTAGTCTTTCCGCTTCTTTTTCTAAATCAAGATTTTTTACTGTTCCCGGCCACTTCTTAATTTGTCGTGAATATTTCTTTAGCTCTCTGGAGGCAATTTTTATTTGCCTTTTTAGTTTGGAAGTGTTTAAGGTTATTGTCCTGACCGCATCTCTGGCTAGTTTTCTAAGATCTTGAAGCTCTTCTGGTATTGAATCAAAGACGGGTGCGGAGATTGCAATTAAAACTTTTAATTTTCCACCGCAACCTGGTCGAGGATCGAGATGCCAGTCTCTTATCTCTGCGTGGCCAAGCAATTGCTCAACAATGCCAAACGGGTCCACTTCACTAGCCGCCGTTAACTGCTTGTTGTAGTATTCCAAAAGCGATTCGACACCCTGAGTTGCGGCTTCTCTAAGCCTTGAATCAAATAGATCACCGCCTGTAGATGTATATCTAGTCTTTACACAAATTAAATATTCTTTTCTGTATTTGTCGAGTCTTGGTATTCTATGATCGGCTTTTGTCCAATCTGGAATTGAAGCCTCCGCTCCAGCACTAGCTTCAACTCTTGGTGCCTCGACGCTTGTTCTAGCTTCTAATTTTTTGGTTGCCATGTGTTATACCTAATTCGTGTGGTTGTATCTGCTGTTTATAAATCTAGCCCCAGACGGTTCAAAATAACTAAATTTAAAAGTTACCAAGTTTGCCTTGTGCATCATCAAAGAAACCTTTGCTTGTGATAATTGGTTTATCATTGTTTTCACGCCACTTGGGACTAGTGTAAGAGATGGTGTCGTTGGCAAAGCAAAGAACGGAGACACATGAGTGTGGTGCGTCAAAGCTTCGTTAAACTCCATCTGCGCGGTCAAAAAAGCATCAACAATGCCGTTCAACTTGTCCAAATGGTGTGTGAGTTGTTTTAGCCCGTCAACAAGGTTTGTGCCCTTTGGAATTGGCTGTAGGTCTGAATCGTCGTTTCCTGCGATCAAGTCTATTCCTGATAGGCTCTCAACCATTCCGCCTTGAGAATTTCTTTTATCTGTCCTCGTAACTAGTTTTATGCCTTCTCTTGCTATTATCCTGATGCCATCTGCCTTCATAGCGATAGCAGATTTTGTTTTTGAGTTTCCAACCATGCCAGAGGCTAGTTCAAAATTTTGATCAACATCAGTCTTCTGACTTATGTGGATTCTTGCGGAGTCTAATTTGAAGTTTGGGTCAACAAATATTTTTCTTCCCATGTTATCAACAGATCTTGGTGTTGGCCCCATCCTGCCGACAACTATATCTATTGATGCAGCTTGAGTATCGCCTTTGCCCCCATAGCCACTAAGCCTGCTCGCTGGCCTATCCCTTCCCAAAATTATAGAGGCGTTGTTTTCATTTGCGATTTCTTTCTCGCATGGCGATTTCAAATAGTTTGGGACAGGCTCCAGCAACTTGTCCCCACCTATGCCTTTGTTGAAGACCAGAGAGCTTCTATTTAGCCTTGAGTTATAGGCACTGATTTTTTTATCTAGTCCCGCTATGTCTATTGCTTTTTTTCCAACGCTCATTTTTCTACCTCATGCTCATCAAGGACAAGACACCACTGAAGGGTCGCAGTTACTGCTGGACGATTGTGCTGGTGCTTCACTGCTAGATGATGAAGATTCACCACCGGAAGATTCACCAGATGATTGTGCTGGTGGCTGGCTGCTTGATGCAGAGCTATCATCTGTTGACTGCGGTTGGCTTGAGAAATTAGCCGGATCATCTAGAGATGATGAGTTTGCGGCAGCATCATCATCAGAGCTTCCCGGCAAGCTCCCAACCTCTCCTGCTGAATCTGATCTTTCACCAGGGTCTCCTCTCCACTCAAAGTGCATGGCGTCTGGGTTGTTCCAATCTCCACCCCACTTAAACCCATATCTTTTAAATGCCCCAACAACTAGTTTTGGAATATCGGTTATCAACCCCTGCGCCTTTGTGGAGTAAGGGTTTGTAGTTGCGTTTATATCTATAGCAAGACCGTATGCGTGAGTAGATACTCCACAGTTTCCACAATTTGGAAAAGCTTTTGTTGCTGCGGCCTGATTGAACTTGGGAGGTCTACATTCTGGGTGTTTTGAGGTTCTATTCTTGATACACCTAGGCACAAAAGTGCCACCTACTACAAATTTATAGTTTGCAACCTCTTGGCTCTTGCCTCTAAGTGCATTTATCTCATCATTAACTTTTTTAAATGCATCTTGTGCAAGGCGATGAACTTTTTTTGAAGCGCCTAGAAAATTTATGGTCACAAGGTTTGATGCGATATCTTTCGGTGGTCCATAAACAGCCATTAGTGACCGCCAGTTTCCAGATATGGATGGCTTGATTGACGGATATAGACCATCTGGGTTTGGTGGTGCATAATTGCCTGCCACAAAATCTCCTTTTGTTTCTAGTTTTGCGCCGCCAACACTTCCCAAGCCACCGCCGCCGCCCGATCCTCCTGATCCGCCACCGCCGCCTCTTCCGCAACTAGTACCAGCAGAGCCACCACTGCTTCTTGAGCCTTGGCCGATGGCACTACCACCAGTTCCGCTTGGTAGTTGAGAGGCGTCGTTTATCAACTCTCTATTCTCTGGCATTGGAGTGGAGTTGAGGAAGTCTTTCATTTTATCCGCCCATCTACAGTTTGGAGGCTTGCATCCGTTATACAGATTGCCCAACTTCATACAGTCTCCACTCTGGACGCACTTCCTTGCTGCTGACACCATGCCAGGCTTGCCTTCAACAAAGGCATACAAGCCCCTTATTTGCTCGACTTCAGACGCCATATAGGCTTTGACAAGATCTTTGGCACTATCGTATTTTAGACCAGGTATCTTTGTATTTTTTATTTTTCCAAAATCATGCAAAAAGCCCATTGTTTGACCTGCGCCAAAACTGCTAGCCATGTAGACAACCTCGGTGGCATCTAGATTTGGTATTCCAAGATCTTCGATTGCCTTTATGGACTTGACAATACCTTTTTCATATTCCTCATCCCAGTTGACTCCTACTGGAATTCCTTTGAAGTTCTTTTCTATTGCTTCGCATCTTGATGTTCTAGAGCCTCCAGTAAAACCAATAAAATCTTTCCAAGACTTACAACTAGTGCCTCCGCATCCATGCCAAGGTAATTGTTTTGCTTTTTCTGCATCTGCATCTGAGACTGTCCACCTTGTTCTGTAGAAATCTTTTTTAAACACCAAGTGTGGCTCGAATCTCACTATCGGCTTACCATTGCTTGGGCAGAAAGTTACCCCACCTGACTCTATTCGCATTATGGCAAGGAAAAGCTTTGGTGGGAGGCCAATTATAGTGCTCAAATCTTCTAACAGATCTAAAAACTTTATTGATTCTCCGCTTGATTTCTTTTCTGATTCTTCTTCTGTTGAAGAGGTTGCGGCTCTTTCAGACGGTGATCCATCATCTGCATTGCTTTTTTCACCGTCTTTATGATTTGTTTTATTTGTGCCGTCTGGATTGTTTTTAAGATTCGCTAAAATAAATTCACCATTTTTATTTCTGCAAGTCGCAACATCTCCGAGGCTTGATGTTCCACTATCAGATGCAGTTCTTGGCCTCAAAAGTTGCTCTATTCTGTCTAGAGCATTCTCATCTTGAACTATTTGTGATAGTGCTATCTCTAGAGTTGGTGCAGGCTCCAAAGAACTTGTGTTCTCGGATACATGCTGATCTGCTTGTAGTTGCTGATAAACATTTTTAAGTTGCTCGATATAAGTTGGGTTGTGATCTAACTGAGCAATCAAATCTATCAGTTGTGTGGTATCGGTATTTGAGTCTAAAATGCCTTGAGAGGCGTTGACTCTGGACTGCATAACCACTTGCAATATGTCGTTTATAACATGACAGACTTGAGCTAGTTCTTCGTCTCCACCAGCATCACCCCTACTGTTTGATTCTGCTGGTATTTTTTCTGGTGTCGGGCTTGCGTTTTTATTGTCTTCTGGTGGTGCGGAGCCTGCACTAGCGCCAACACCCAAAAACTTTGTAATCTCGCCCATTCTTGCATCTAGAAACTTTTGATGCACTTCTTTTGGAGGGTGAAGCTTTGCGTTGAAGTTGTTGACGTTTCTTGTGTGAGACAAATAAATTTCTTTTAATGGGTCTGTGTTCGGCCACAAAAAGAGAAGGTTTTTGTATTCTGGGACCAACTTCTCGTCCATTGCCTTATACATGTTCTGGCACTTTAAAGAAATATCGTCTCCACCATCATAGACGTGGCCAGTCCAAATAACTGGGATTGATTTATCTGGGGACATGATGTCTAATAACTTTTTGCAATCAGCCAACCAGCCTTCAATTTTTGCTTCTGTCTCGCCCCTGTGACATTCGTTGTTGCTGATTGCAATCCAATATAGTGTTGGCTTATTGCCGTCTCCTGACGGATTCGTTGACATTATCTGAACGCCAGATTGCCCACCGTTAAATTGCTGTGCTGCTTTCGGTGCAGGCGGGCTTCCATTGGCGCGGAAATCTCTATCACCAAGCCACTGCCTGATATTAGAACCCCAAACACCTTTGTTTGCAATAGTGCCAGCCCCCAGTTTGTTAAGAGTGTCTGTTGCTGCTCTGCCCATTTGGCCACCAGGTTCAGCATCGGCACCTATCATGCTCGTTCCAAACATCGAAACCAGACTCAAACTAACGTTGCCATCGAATGCTTTTGCATCGCCTCCGCCACCAGATGCAGCAGGTGGAGCGGGAGGGGCGGGAGCTAAATAAGCTACGGCATCAAAGGCCAAAGCGTTGTGGCTCTTTGTAGATGCATCATAATTATAAGTAAAGTTTCCCTTCGCTATTTGCTTGGTGCCTTTACCTGGGACAGACTCTCCCAACACTTTTTGAAAAAACTCAACAGCGGCATCACCAGAATCTGCTTTTCCTAAAATCTGAGTAATATCATTTACTTCGACATATTTACCAGCTTTTGCAACATAACCCTCGTGAACAATCTTTCTACTCTCAAAGGCACCATGAGCACCATATACATCACCATGAGTGATTTTATCTGGCTTCAAAGCCATTAGGTGGTCGCCGTTTTTGACTGCCCTTACGAGCCCGTCGATACCTTTACTGTGGCTGGTTATGGACAGATAAGTTATGTTTACTTCTGCTGAGAAATGGGTTTTAATTATATTGAGAACGTCACCATGAAGTGCAGTGAGGTCGCCACCCTTATCACCGTTCCACAGCGTTCTATTATCGCCTCCTGCTCCGCCATGCTTCTTGAGAGACCAAGGTAGGTTGGGATGGACAAAAATAATATTTCTACCATCTAGGATCATTTGTTTGAGGACTTTTGAATATATTCCATTTTCACCAGTCCAACTTTCGCTATCGAGCCACGACTTTGCTCCGTGAAAAATATAAGCCAGTTCAACAGGTTTTGAGAAATCTGTTGTGAGGGGCGCAAATACAAGCAAGTCTCTCATGCCGTTTGAAGGCAATCTTGACCAGTGGCTTATCATGGGAATCCCGTTGGCTTCTGCTCTTTCTTCCCATAACTTGCACCATGATTCTTCTGCGTCTGGGCCTCTAATTGTTTTTGGCTCTCCGACAGATTGTGCTCTGGCTCCACGGGGTGGTCCTTTATGCGAGGCACCGCCTCTGTTTGCACCGCCTGCCGAGTCTCCACTTGATCCACCAACACCAAGACCACCACCACATCCAATTTTAGCTAGGGCTTCTCTTAGTTTGTCGATGCCAAGAGCCTTGGACATGCCTTCTTTTTCCAAGACTGGTCTTATGTAGATGGGGTCTGTTAAGTTTGTTTTATTTCCAAAATCAACCCAAACATATTCTCCAACCGCTGGCTCTGGAACCAAATCGCTTTGAGCGCAGAAAGTTGGAAACATATCGATATCTTGTTGGTGCGGCCCGTCTGAATTTCCATCGCCATTATCAATTGGAAAAGGATAAAGCTCTGGGATCATTGCCTTTATTCTGACCAAGGTTGGAGCGTTTGATTTCTGGCCATCAAACATCCCGACAAGCCAATCTGCAATGCCAACATCGGAATCTGGTTCTTCCTCGACTCTCAGTACAAGGGCTTTGTATGGGCCATTACCAGTTATTGCATCTGGCGTGAAGGCATCTCTAATTGCCTTTCTGACTGCTGGTAAGAACTTGGTATCGCTTCTAGTGTAGCTCTTGGCAGTGCTGGGTGGCTCAATCGGGTTTAGTTCGCCAAACCCAAAGTCTAGGGGGTTGCCTGATTTTGGATCATCTGCCATTTCAAGAGGACTCCTGGCTGTTAATCAAATCAAAAAGATCTTGCTTATCTTCGCTGGTTAAGCCTTCATCACCTTTTGTTTTTTTCTGAATCAGGGTGGTTAGTTTAACCAGTTGTTCGTTTGATCTCTGCAAGGTCTCTAGGTACTTTGCAGCGACAAGCCCGTACTCTTGATGGTTTCCTTTTTCTTTTAATTCTTTTAAAAGCTCAATTAGAAGAAAATCGGTCATTGCGCGATCCTTTCTAACGTTGTCTGTTGCTTCTTTGATGTAGGACTCTAGATCTTTCCCTCGTGCCATTTTCTTTTAAACACCCTGTACTTTTCTCGCAGTTTGTTGAGATTCGTTACAACCTGCTTTGTATTCAAGTCGGTTAATTCCCGCAAGTACAGGTAAATAGCTTTTTTGTTGAAAATTTCAATGTCCTGAGAGCTTTCAAATAGGATTTTCACGGCTTTGAGAACTTTTTGTTCGTTTTCCTTGAGGAGTTCTTGATCCCAACTATCCATCTCTTCAAAGA